GAAAGTGAATAGGGGGGGGGGCAAAATCACCCCTATACTAATTAGAAAGGTGGAGAAAAGCAGTAAAAAAAAAAGAGAAAATTATTTTTCCTATAAATTTTTCATTTATATATTTGCATATATCAAAACTTTTATCTACCTTTGCATCCCAGTAGAGGTTAATGGTGGATTAACCTTTCACCCATGAGGTTAAAAAGTAATGGGTTAGAAGTTGGGTTAGTACTCTCACACTTACATAGAGAGGAGGTTGTCCCCAATACTACTAAAATTGCTACTATATAAATTAGATTGCATGAGCACATCCACCTGAGAAAATGCACAGGGAATCATGCTATAGGGGTATAATCAAGAACTGGTCTAATGAAGTTAGTAGTTAAAAGGAGATTAGAAATAACTCTTATGAAGCCATAACAAAGCTTCAGGGATATTACTATATACAAGAATGAAGAAGATAGGTAATTACATTAAGGATTCTATTAAATGGTTATGGCAGTTTCCACAGAATATGCTTGCTCTATGTATAGAGGGTGTATTGTGCCAAGCTGCATATAGAGAAGGTAAGGCAGATGGTAACACTATTATAGTGAATAGTACTCTACCTTCAGCTATGTCTTTAGGAGATTATCTCTTTGTGAATCCTATGTCATCACAAAAGTCCATTCAACATGAATGTGGTCATAGTAAACAATCTGATATATTAGGTCCACTATATTTGATAGTAATAGGAATCCCATCACTACTACATAACATAGTACATTATCTGTGTAGTAAGATAGGAATTAAATGGAACTACTACAGTTTTTATACTGAATCTTGGGCTAACAAGTTAGTAGGAATTACTTGAAAGAATATAGATAAGACCTAAAATCAAACCTAACTTTACTCCTTCAAGACAAGAAAATGGCACTTGAATTGAAAATAATTGGGAAAAAGTTTGGTGGTTTCAAATATTTTGCTTACCTTTGCAGAGCAATTAAGAAAGAGAGGTTGGTTTTAGGAAATTTCCATTGTTAGGAATGTTACTTTAACCAGTTGTTTAGAGTAACATTCCTTTTTTATTGCCCCATAGTATAGTTGGTTATTACACGGGATTTTGGCTCCTGTAACATAAGTTCGAGTCTTATTGGGGTAACAAGTAATAGAGAAGATGCCCTCTTAGTACAATGGATAGTACATGAGTCTTCTAAACTTAGAATATAGGTTCGATTCCTATAGGGGGTACTAAATGTTGGGTTAGACGAAGTGGTTAAGTCACCACACTTTCAATGTGGAGATTATGGGTTCAAGTCCCATACCCAATACAAATAAATGGAGCTATCTACTAATGGTTAGGTAACTGCCCTCTCAAGGCAGAAATTTGGGTTCAATTCCCAATAGCTCTACAACTTAGGGTGTGTAGCATAGTGGTTAATGTGCCTGACTGTCAATCAGGAGATCGGGGTTCAATTCCCCCACATCCTGCTAATCCACTTTTAATCTACTAAAGTCCTATCCTACAGAGGTAGGTAGGCAAATGGAGAGGTAACTCAGTGGGACTGGGAACTGTCTTGAAAACAGATTGAGCAGTAAAATGCTTGGGGGTCGGGACCTCATCTCTCCGCAATAATAGGTGTTCTTTGACATATTGGTGAAGGAAAATGGAGAGTAAACCTAAGAGGTCTTAGGGACTGTCTGCTAAACAGATTGTACCAGCAATGGTATGTGTTTCAAGTACACTGCTCTCCGCAATATATAGTAGTAGCCTAATTGGTGGGGCACTGCATTTGGGATGCAGAGGATGCAGGTTCGAGTCCTGTCTACTATACTAATGGGGTTTGTGGTGTAATTGGCTAACACACCTCCCTTGCAAGGAGGAGTTCAGGGTTCAAGTCCCTCATTCTCCACACTATGTTTTCATGTTTTCATAATGTTGAGCTTTTGCTTGGACCCTCTTTTGGGTAGTTAGAGGTTAAAGAAACTACCCTATCAATGCTCCTTAGTCCAGTGGTTTAGAATAGTTCCCTTACAAGGAAAAGGTCATAGGTTCAATTCCTATAGGAGCAACAAGTTATGGGTCTTTAGTTCAAAGGTTAGAACAGTGGGCTGTTAACCCTCAGATGTAGGTTCGAGTCCTACAGGTCCCGCAAGAATCTTTGCAAGAAGTTCAGTCAAGTAGCTTGCAATACTTGATGCCATCATTTCTGAAAGTTCTCTGAGTGCAATAAGGAGAAGTAATCAATGATTTGATGTTTTAGCAGGTTAGAGAAGTAGTAATCTTGCACCACTCATAATGGGGAGAACAGTGGTGCAAATCCACTACCTGCAACTAAGTAACTGGGAAGTAGTTTAATGGTAAAACCTCAGACTCCAAATCTGAAAGATGAGTGTTCGAGTCATTCCTTCTCAGCATATTGGGATGTATCTCCTCTGTCTGATAAGCAGTTGAAAGAGTAGTTGGTTACAGGTGAGTTCAATTCTCACCATCCCAACATTGGTCAAGAAGAGTAATAGTTGATGTACTTCAATGGTAGAAGGCTGCTCTCATAAGGCAGTAGTTGAAAGTTCGAGTCTTTCCATCAGCACTGTGTTAGTAGCTCAGTCAGGTAGAGCAGAGGATTGTGGCTCCTTATGGCATGGGTTCAAATCCCATCTAACACCCCAATATACTGGCATATCCCCTCTGTCTTATACACAGTAGAAAGGGTAATAGGTTGCATGTGGGTTCAAGCCCCTCTGCCAGTACTAATAGGATAGTGATAAATAATAGTGGAATTGGGATACCAAGGGTTCTATAAAAGATGACTACAGGTGAAAGTATCTGTGTGTAGGTTCGACTCCTACCTATCCTATTATCTTGGAGTACCAGAGTGGCTAATGGCACAGACTGCAAATCTGATGATTCGTGGGTTCAAGTCCCACCTCCAAGTCTTAATAAGCTCCTATAGCTGAATTGGTTAAAGCACCTGTCTCTTAAACAGGGGACTCAAGGTTCAAGTCCTTGTGGGAGCACAACCTCAACCTTGGCAAATATTCCCCCAAAGCATTGATGGTGGATGCTCTGGACTTTTAATCCTGAGAGTAAGGTTCGACTCCTTATGGGGGAACATAACATATTATTAACTCCAAATTTTAATTGTTATGAAAAAGGTTATTTCATTAATTAAGAGAGGTGCTAAAGCATACTTTAGACAAGCTGCTAAGACTTATGCTTGGACACCTACAGGAACTATTCCAATTGGAATATAGTTCCTTTGATGTTGGAGTGAGTAATAAATATATATATGGGAGTACTGCTCAGATGGTGGATGGGCACCAGACTGTAAATCTGGCACATTAGAAACACAATAGGTTCGAGTCCTTTTACTCCCACTTCAATAGAAATCTTTGTCCTTGACTTATGGAAGGTGATGTGGGTAGAGACACAAATAAGTCATTATGGGTGTTGGGCAGGTATGGTTACATTGCGCAGGTCTGAAAAACCTGAGAATAAAGTTCGATTCTTTGAACACCCACTTATACTCCTGTGGTGGAATTGGTAGACACACTTGCTTCAAAAGCAAGAGCTTGAAAAAGAGTAAGAGTTCAAATCTCTTCAGGAGTACTTATAATGCCCTCTTGGTGGAATTTGGTAGACACGCTGGATTTAGGCTCCAGTATGAAGTAATAGTAGTGTAAGAGTTCGAGTCTCTTAGAGGGTACTAAAAAATAATTTGAAAATAGTTAGGAAAATATTTGGTAGTTCCAATTATTTTGCTTAACTTTGCACCATCAAAATAAGAGAATATGTTTGAAGAAGATAGCCTATTTACTCCAATGGAATCAAGCAGAAGTACGGAAGTATCTGGTTCTCAGTTCTTTATTAACTTCTTAAATCAACTTGAAGGTTGGAAAACTAAGTGTAAGAACTTGCATTGGGCAGCACCTAAGAAGAATATCCATGTATATCTTGATGAGTTCCTTGATATATTGTCAGAATATCAGGATGGTCTTGCAGAAGGATATATGGGAATACTTGGTAAAATGCAACCTAATGCTATCAAGGGAACTCCAAGTGATGCACTGAATGCTTTTGACTTTATAAGTGAAGTTAAGTCTGCTACTATTGCATTTTATGATAAGATTCCTCAAGAGACTGTTTATAAAGGTATAGCATCTGAGTGTGAGACCTTTATTCAGAATATCAATAAGTATGACTACTTATTCCACTTATGTGATATAAGACCTTATTGACAAGAGATGCTCTCATGGTGGAATGGTAGACACAACAGACTTAAAATCTGTCAATCAGCAATGGTTGTCTGGGTTCAACTCCCAGTGGGAGTACCAATTGCCTCTGTAGCTCAATGGTAGAGCACCTGTTTTGTACTCAGATGGTTGAGGGTTCAAGTCCTTTCAGAGGCTCAAAATGTAGGTATGGTGTTAGTGGTTAGCATATGACATTGCCAATGTCAAGGGGTCAGTTCAAATCTGATTATCTACTCAAATGCAGGTATAGTATAAAGGTTAGTATGTAACACTTCCAATGTTAATGTGTGGGTTCGATTCCCACTATCTGCTCAAATATACAAAATATGCCACTTACAAGGGAACAAAGAATAGAATATCAAAGGAAGAGATATAGAGACTTCAGACTATGGTTAGAGGGATATAAATCAGACAAGAAGTGTGCTATATGTGGATATAATGAACATACAGAAATTTTACAGTTTCACCATGTAAATCCGAAAGATAAGTCCTTTGAAATTAGTGATGGAAATGCTTGCAGTAGAAGCAAAGAAGCCATACTAAATGAAATGAAGAAGTGCATAATTGTATGCCCAAACTGTCATAGATGGATTCATTATGATATGAATGCTGGGTTTAGAAGAGAATAACATCGCGGAGAGAATTGGTATTCAATCCAGTCTCATAAGCTGGACTCCGTAGGTTCAATTCCTACCTCCGCAACTAATTAGATAATATGGAAGAGATAGAAAAGGCAAAGATGACAAGGACCAAAAAGACCAATGGTTCAGAGGTTCATCAAGTTATGACTGCATTAACTGATACTACAATCAGAGGTATTGTAAGGTCAGCCAATGAGGAAGGAATTAAGAGAGAGGATATAGTTTCTCTACTTAAAGAAAATGGTCAGTTTGTATTAATCTACTTTAGATAAAAACATTATGGAAATGGAAGAGCAGAAGACAATAGAAAGACCCTTGATGAGTGAAGAGGAGTTCAAGGATTATATGGAGAAGAATAGAGTAGATATTGTGGGAGATTTCTATGGAAAAGGTATTCTTCACCTAAGAACTTATGAAGCAGTAAGCAAGTTCAAGTCTGTAAGGAGAGCAATCAGAAGAGGTCATGTATCTCTTGATGGTATTATCTTCCCTAAGAGACCTTTCAATAACAAGGCTAATACTTGTAAGAGAAAGGGACATCACAGTAGGACTATTAATGAAAGAAAGAAGATGATTTATGAGCAACTTAAACACAGAAAATCAGCCTAATGATTACAATGAAGTGCCAGTATTATACTGCAAGCATTGTCTATCATTGAATATTAGGAACATTCCGAGAATGGAGGATTCAGATTACTGTGATGAGTGTGGCTCCACTGATATGGGAGAATGTTCAATAAAAGAGTGGGAGACTCTCTATAAGAATAAATATGGGCATAAGTATCTTGAAGAGTATTAATAATTTAATTATAAAGTAAAAATGGAAGAGCAAAAGGGAAAGGTTGTAGAGATGCAACCAACAACAAAGGAAACAGAGAGACCTGAAAAGATGTCTTATGAGCAGTTAGAGAACATAGCTCATCAGCTTAGTGAGCAGGCTAAGCAGTTATATATGAAGCTACAAGCTGCTAATATGGGTAACATGTTCAAGAGACTTGACTACTTGTTTAAGGTAGTAGAGAATGGACATATGTTTAAGCAAGACTTCCTTGAGAAGTGTATTGCTGAGATTGAGGAGCTTATGACAGTTCCTGAAGAGGTTGAGGAAGATAATAAGGAAGAGGAAACACCAGATATTAAAACTGAAGAGTAAGATACATGATGAAGAAGGCTAACAACATAGTTAGAATCCCCACTTCATTAAATGGTAAATTCTTTAGATATTGGTTTGAATTTTTAGAGCCTTTTCATAAGCTAACTGATAGAGAGATTGATGTAATTACATCCTTTGTCAAGCAAAGATATGAACTCAGTAAAGTTATCAAGGACAATGAAATACTTGATAAGGTTACAATGAGTGAAGATACAAAGAAGAAAGTAAGGGAAGAGTGTAATATCACTCTCCCACACTTTCAGGTAATTATGGGCAAGCTAAGGAAGAATAAAGTTATCATTGATGGTAAGATTAATCCAAGGTTTATTCCCAACATTGATGAAGAGACTGGCACTTTCCAACTATTGTTACTTTTTGAATTGAAATGAATTATCCTGATATAATTGGTAAGGTTTCTGAAGAGTTGAATTTACCTAAAGAAGTGGTAGATAAAACATATAAGGCATTTTGGTTATTTATTAACCAATCCATACAGTCCTTGCCATTAAAGGAGAATCTTAATGAAGAGGATTTTGCTAAGTTAAGAACAAATTTCAACATTCCATCACTGGGTAAACTGACTTGCACTTATGATAGGATGTTAGGTATGAAAAAGAGACTCAAGTTTATTAAACAGATAAGGGAGAAGAAATGAAGAAATTGTTTATTAGTCAGCCCATGAAGGGTAAGACAAATGAAGAAATAGAAGCTGAAAGAGCCAAAGCTGTGGAAGAGGCTAAGGCAGTACTCAATGATGATGTGGAAGTGATTGATAGCTTCTTCAAAGATGCACCAGTAGATGCAAGACCTCTATGGTTCTTGGGTAAATCAATTGAGCTATTATCTGTGGCAGATGCTGCATATTTTGCTAAAGACTGGGACAAATATAGAGGTTGTAAGATTGAGCACTCTTGTGCTGTAGAATATGGTATAAAAGTTATTGAGTATGTTGAAGGTTAAGAAAATAAAGCCAATGTTCACTGCACTTATCACTACAATGGATAAGTATGAACATGATGTAACTACAAGAGGTGGTCTAATTGATACTACTAAGCAGCAGGGTGGATTAAAAGAATATCAAACTGTACTTGCAGTAGGTAGTTCAGTAAGAGATATAAAGGTAGGTGATATAGTGTGTGTAAACCCTACAAGGTTTGCAGTAAGAAAACATCAAGCAGGCACTCTTAAAGATGGGATTGTAACTGACAATCCTGTTACTACTTACAATTTTGATGTTGTTGAGATGGATGGAAAGCAGTGTCTATTGCTACAGGATAGGGATATTGACTTCATTATTGAAGAGTATGAGGAAGTTCCTGACCCAACTCCTTCACCTATTATTCAACCAGAGAAGAAGAAACTAATTGTATAACTCAAAAGAGTGTATCAGGAAAACCAACCTTAATACACTCTTTTTTTTTTTACCAGATTTTATGTTGAAATTATTCAAATATGAGGGTTACAAGATAGTAATATCTGAGGAAGCCTTTGCTCTTAAACCATTTAGGCAGATATGGCAAAGAGACAAGACTGTTAATAAGGATAAGGCTATTATGGAACTTGGCTTCATATACTTCTTTTGTGACCCAAGAAGTGACTATCAATACCTTGTAGATGACAAGGAGAGGATGGAAGCCATTAAAGAGGGAGAAGGATTACCTCCTAAATGGGAACCAGACAGGATAGTAACAGAAGCAATGGAATTTTATAAATCATTTAAGCCAATCTCTGCATTACTCCTTGAAGACACGAGGTTTATGGTTAATAAGTTCAGAGCAAAACTAAGAGAGCTGGACTTTGATAGTCTTGAGGTTAAGGAGTTTAAGGAGATTACAGCCATTGTGAAACAGATTACACCTCTCATTAGGGATTTGGATGAAGCTGAGAAAGCACTTAACTCTGAAATGAGGAGTTCAGGTAAGATGAGAGGACAGGGAGAAAAGACTATATTTGAAGATGACTTGGCACTATAACTATGAAAGCAGAAGATATTATAGAAGGTCTTAATAAGCATATTGAGACAAGGAGAAGTGAGAGGGGAATTGAGAATGTGGGGCACATGGTATTACAGAAAGAAATCATGCCTCATTCCTCACTCAAGGTTTATAAGATTTACAAGTACACTCTTTGGTTCACTAAGAGGGATAAATCTTATAAAGTAATAACAGTACAACATACTGCTAAGGTTCCTGATGGTCAGGAAGAGAATATGTTAAGAGAGATGAATATCATGTTGAGTACACTAATATTCAATTGGATAGGCTCTGATTTTTATGAAGCAGTTATAAAGGGAGAATATAATGGAGTTTCAGAAAATACCAATGAATAAATATCAAACTGAGCTAACTGAGGAATTGGTTAATAGCCTTCCTCAGGAAGTTCAGGACCAATTATTTGATATTATAAATAATGTAGAGTTTGTCAAGAGATTGATAAGCCCTACAAGAGAATATGCTAAGGATAGACCAAGGGATGATAGGGGTAGAATCATTGTAGACTCGGCTAATCCTCATATATTAGAGGATATGGATTACTTCAGACCATCTGCTATACATTATGAGAAGTATGGTACATTTACTAACCTTAGGCCTAATGCCAATCCTAATAGTGAATATGGTAAGTGGGTAAGAGAGGAAAGAAGAAGAATCTGGGATGGTTATGTAAGGGAAAGTGATGGAGAATGGGTCACAGGATATATGTATTGGTTCCTTAACTATTCTCCTATGATGCTCTCTAAGATTAGAGAGTATAAGGATAAGAATGGTAAGAAGAGAAAGTCCAAAAGAGCTGATAGAGTAGAGGCACTACCTGAATGTTGGGAAGGCATCTATTGGAGGTTCCATTGCTTAGACCAAGCATCAAATGGTGGCTTGTATAATAACTTTGAGGGAGGTCAGCACATGGCTGAACTTGCTTCCAGAGGTAAAGGTAAGTCATATAGTCTTGCATCTATACTTAACCATATTTTTGTAGTAGGTGAGAATGAGGAAGCACATGAAAAGGTAAAGGGTATAGTGACTGCCTACCAGAAGGAGTATCTTACTAAGGATGGTGTCCTTAACAAGTTTGTAGATATGGCTAACTTCTGTGCAACCAATACCCAGTTTCCAAGAAAGAGATTAAAGAACTCTTTGCAGGAAATGACATGGATAATGGGGTATAAGGATGTAGAGTTGGATATTGAAAGAGGTACTCAGAATACAGTACTTGGGGTATCATCTAAGGATGATGAGTCTAAGTTGAGAGGTAAGAGAGCTGCTAAGATTCTTATTGAAGAGTTTGGATGTCATATAAAAGGTACTAAGGTATTAATGTATGATGGGTCTATAAAAAATGTTGAAGATATTGTAATAGGGGACATATTAATGGGAGATGATAGTACTCCTAGAGTAGTTCAAGAGTTATATAATGGTACTGACCAGTTATATAAAGTAACTTTATCAAATGGTGATTATCAAATAGTAAATAGTCATCATCCAGTATATTTTAAAAAATATAATTGGAATAAAGGTATATATACAGAGCATACTTTAACTGCTCCTGAATTAATGAAAATTAAGAGCTTAGATAAAGGTTATTATATTCCTAAAGCAGTATTAGAATTTCAAAATAAACCAGTTATTATTAATCCTTACTTCTTAGGATTATGGTTAGGGGATGGGGATTCTACTAGATTAGATATAGCTAATGAAGATAGTGAAGTACTTAATTGGCTATCTAATAATTATGAAGGTACTATAAGAAATTTAAAACAGTCTAATACATGTAAGGTATTCCATATAAGTAAAAAAACTCATATCTATAATAGGGTATTTAATGACTTAAACTTATTTAATAATAAGCATATTCCAGTAGATTATAAGATAAATAGCTCTGAAATACAATTACAAGTAGTTGCAGGGCTAATAGATACTGATGGTACTTATAATAATAAAAAGAATTTCTTTGAAATAACTCAAAGATATGATAAAAAACATATACTTGATGATATTAAGTTTATGTGTGAATCTAATGGGCTTAGGTGTTCATTATCTTCTAGAATAGGTACAGGTAAAAAGAAGGGTATATTACATTATAGACTTAGAATTAGTGGTGATTTATCTATTATTCCTACTAAAATAGAAAGGAAGAAAGGTATTAAGTATAGTTCTTTTAAGACTAGAAAATGCTGGAATGATTACACATTTAAAGTAGAACCATATAAAGTAGATGAATATTATGGATTTACAGTAGATAAGAACCATTTATTTGTTCTTGGTGATTTAACTATTACCCACAACACATTCCCAAGATTAGTTGATTTGTATAATGTGCTTTTACCTTCAGTACAGGAAGGTGATATTGTCTTTGGACAAATCTATATGTTAGGTACTGCTGGTGATAATGAATCAGACTTTGCTGGTGCTCAGGAAATTATGTATAACCCTAAAGGTTATAATATGTATGCTTTACCTAATGTATTTGATAAGTACAACCAAGGTAAACCTTACTTTGTATTCTTCTTTCCTGGCTATGTGAATAGAAAGGGATGTTATAATGAGAATGGTGTATCTGATGTAATTAAGGCTCTGATTGAAATTCTTATGAATAGGTATAGGGTAAAGTATAATTCTACTGACCCTAACACTATTATTAAGACTATTGCTGAGGTTCCTATTACTCCTGCTGAAGCTATTGTTAAGACAGGTGTAAACATGTTCCCTGTAGCTGACTTGACTGAAAGAATAGGACAATTGGATGCTAATCCTACAGAATATGATGATGTATATGTAGGTGATTTGGTATTCAATAAAGATGGTCAGGTGGAGTATAAACCTACCTCTGCTACACCTATTAGGGATTTCCCACATAAGGATAATAAGATAGAAGGTGCTATTGAAATATATCAGTTACCTGAGATTGATAGGAATACAGGCAAGCCATACAATGATAGGTATATATTAGGTGCTGACCCTTATGATGATGATGAATCAAATACTATGTCTTTAGGTTCTATATTTGTACTGGATTTATGGACAGATAAGATAGTAGCTGAATACACTGGAAGACCTCCTTTTGCTGATGATTACTATGAGATTTGTAGAAAGCTTTGTCTATTCTACAATGGCAGGCTGAACTATGAGTACAATAAAAAAGGTCTATTCTCTCACTTCTCGACAAGAAATAGTCTCTATCTTCTTACAGATGTTCTTGATTTCTTAAAGGAAAAGCAGATGATGAAAGATGGCTATGGTAACAAGTCAAAAGGTACTAATGCCTCTCCTGCCATTAATGCTTATGCAAGGAGTAGATTGAGAAGCTGGCTATTAGCTCCAGTTCCTATTATGCAAACTATTGATGGAGAAGAGAAAGAGGTAATGGTTCCAAGACTATTTACTGTAAGGAACAGAGCACTGCTGAAAGAGCTTATTAATTACAACTCTGAGGGTAACTTCGATAGAATATCTGCTATGGGTATGCTGATGCTTCTAAGAGAAGATAGAATGATAAGATACCAAGGAGATGTTAGTAAGGAAAAGCAGGAGAGGGCTAATAATAGCTATGATGGTAATGACCCATTCTTCAAGAGGAACTATGACTTTAGGTTTAGGCAGTAAATTTAGTAAAAATGGAGACTGATGGTTAATAAATTACTTATATACTTGCATAGGTCAAGGATTTTACTTACCTTTGCACAGTAATTAAATTGAAGTATATGGGATATGAAATGATAAATTTGCCTCCACAGCAACTTCCCTTCAGTAAGAAAAATAAAGCTTGGAGGAAGAAGCACTTGGATTGGGCAGACAGTAAGACCTTCTTCAATTATAGCTTAGTTAGAAAATCTGTAATACATAAGAAAATTAACTATGACTTGCTCAATGGTAAACTACATATGAGTGACCTTGAGATGATACTGAATCCTGAAAAGCTACAGGCAGGTTTCATACCTGATAGGATTCAACACTATCCTATTATGAATAGTAAGTTGAATGTGCTTAGAGGTGAGGAAAGTAAGAGAGTCTTTGACTTCAAAGTAGTAGTTACTAACCCTAATGCTATTACAGAGATAGAGAATAACAAGAAGCAAGAATTACTACAGAAGCTACAGGAATGGGTATCTAATACTTCTCAATCAGAAGAGGAGGCTAACCAAGAGCTTGAAAAGATAAATGATTACTACACCTATGAGTGGCAGGACATGAGGGAAATTAGGGCTAATGCCCTTCTTAACCACTATGTAAAGGAGTTGAATATTCCTTTAATGTTCAATCAGGGATTCATGGATGCAATGGCAGTTGGTGAAGAGATTTATCAATGTGATATTGTAGGAGGTGAGCCTACTATTGAAAGACTAAATCCACTCAAAGTAAGAATCTTTAAGTCAGGATATAGCAATAAGATTGAGGATGCAGATATGATAATCCTCGAAGATTATTGGAGTCCAGGCAAGGTTATTGATACTTACTATGATGTATTGACAAAGAAAGACATGGAGTATATAGAGAAAATGCCTGACCATGTAGGTCAAGCTGCTACAGACTCTATGGATAATATTGATGAGAGATATGGCTTTGTCAATAATCATATGATAGGGGATGAAATAAGTACAGAGGGATTCTTTTGGGACCCATTAGGAGGATATGACGGAGTTAATAACTCACTTCTTCCTTATGATGTTGCAGGAAACTTGAGAGTACTTAGAGTATATTGGAAGTCAAGAAGAAAGATTAAGAAGGTAAGAAGTTATGACCCTCAAACAGGTGAAGAAGTATTCAACTTCTACCCAGAGACTTATGTAATAGATAAGGATGCTGGAGAAGAAGAGCAGATATTCTACATCAATGAAGCATGGGAAGGAACTAAGATTGGTACAGACATTTATGTCAATATGAGACCAAGAGTAGTTCAATATAACAGACTAAGTAACCCTTCAAGATGTCACTTTGGAATTGTAGGCTCTATTTATAACCTTAATGACAACAGACCATTCAGCTTGGTGGATATGATGAAGCCATATAACTATTTGTATGATGCAATACATGATAGATTAAATAAGCTGATAGCAAGAAATTGGGGTTCATTGGTGAGATTAGATTTTGCCAAGAAACCTAAGGGATGGGATGTAGAGAAATGGTTATACTATGCAAAGACTATGGGTCTTGCAGTAGAAGATAGCTTCAATGAAGGTAATGTAGGTGCAGCTACAGGTAAACTTGCAGGCGCATTAAACAATGCTTCTACTGGTGTAATTACAGCTTCTGATGGTAATCAGATACAGCAATACATTAATCTTCTTGAGTTTATCAAGATGGAAATGGCAGAAGTTGCTGGCATTACCAAGCAAAGAGAAGGTCAGGTAAGTAATAGAGAGACAGTAGGTGGAGTAGAGAGAAGCATGATGCAATCTTCTCACATTACAGAATGGTTATTTGTAGTACATGAGGATGTCAAGAAGAGGGCATTAGAGTGTTTGCTTGAAACAGCTAAGATAGCATTAAGAGGCAGAAGCAAGAAGTTCCAATATATTTTGTCTGATAATTCAATGAGAGTTATGGAGATAGATGGTGATGAGTTTGCAGAAGCTGATTATGGTCTTGTAGTGGATAATAGCAATGGTGTTCAAGAATTAAACTCAAAACTTGATACTTTAGCTCAGGCAGCATTGCAGAACCAGACTCTATCATTCTCAACTATTATGAAGTTATTCAGTTCATCTTCACTTGCTGAAAAGCAGAGACTTGTTGAAAAGGATGAAAGAAGTATTCAAGAAAGACAGGCTCAAGCACAGCAACAGCAGTTGCAAGTACAGCAACAGGAGATAGAACAGAAGGCTCAAATGGAACAGGCTAAGATGCAACAGGAGGATGCTCTTAACCAAAGAGATAATGAGACAAAAATTCTTATTGCACAGATGCAGGCTTATAGCAAGAATAGTGAAGATGATGGCATAATAGAACCTGAATACTCACAAGAGGCTAAGGACAAGCTAATGGAGCAGATAAGAGAGTTTGATGAAAGACTCAAACTTGATAGAGAGAAATTAAGCCTTGATAAGAAGAAGCATGAAGATGATGTGGTTCTAAAGAGAAAAGCACTTAATAAGAAAACTACAACTAATACTAAATAACTATGATTATAAGTAAGATAATTATATCAGAAGTAGCCCCTAACTCAAAAGAAGTTGGATGGCTTTTACCATTAGAAGATGGTACATTCAAACTTAAATTCTATGGATTAAATGGTTGGATAGATGCTTCATCTGGAGTACAAGGACCAAAAGGAGAAAAAGGAGATGCTGGTGAGCAAGGACCAATTGGACCACAAGGACCTAAGGGAGATACTGGTACTCAGGGTCCAGCAGGACAAGATGGAGCACAAGGTGCTACAGGTCCTGCTGGTGCAGATGGAAAGTCTTTAACAGCTATTAAATTAACTATAGATGCAGAGGGTAATGTAACTGGAGGTACAGCTACTCTCAGTGATAAATCAACAATAGATATAACAGTAACAAAATCTGAAGGTTAATACTATGTTTTTTACACAAGAAGATTATAGAAAAATAGAAGACTATCTTAAAAGAAAGTCTATAAAGGATACTCAATTTGATGAAGCTATTACTCCTCTTGATGGAGAGGAGGAAATAGCTTTTGTGCAAAATGGTAAGAATGTAAAAGCACATGTTAAAGATATAGTAGAGCAACTGTTCTTATTAGGGGTATCTGATTTTGTGAATGTAACTGATAAGTATAATCAATCTTATATAAACCTTAAAGAAGCTATAGATTTGATACCTTTTCTTTCAAGAAAGAAAGGTCAAGTTATTACATTTATAAATAAAGAGGGTGACTGGGTTGTTTATCAGTTTAAAGGATATAACACTCTACAATGGAATAACCCAACCTTGTGGGTTAATTTATTTGAATCTATCTACATTAATTCAATCCTTCCTGACGAAGAAGATTTAACCAAAACAGATAAGGATGAACAAGGTAATGTTAGACTTAAATTTAAAGATAAAGTATATGACCCTGAAAACTTCTCAGGATTAGGTAGAGTTTATCTTAGAAAGAATATAATGGAAGGTAAGAATGTCCTATTGCGGGAGATGATTTCTGAACCTAATACTATATATCATATTCAGTATGATTATGATTTAAATGGAGAAACTATTACTATTCCTGAAGGGTGTATATTACAATTTAATGGAGGAAGTTTAAATAATGGATATATATTAGGAAATAAGACTATTGTAGATTCAATTCCAACTTATATATTTAAAGACGTAATATTTGAAGGAACATTTGAAGGAGAATTTCATGTAGAGTATATCGGAGCTTCTATGAAAAATGAAGATAATTCTTCATATTTTAATAAGGCTTTTTCGTCTATAATAAAACATTGGGTTGCAAAATCTAGTTTTTATAAAGTTAATAATAGTATTATTATAAATAATAAATCGTTTCTTACTTTTAAATGTGATGGAGAAATTATTGCAACAAAAGGAATAGATGTTTTTAAATTTATTGGCAAATATAATAATCATATTATATTTGATGTATATGCAATAAAAACAGATGAACCTCCTATTAGTTCAAATGAAAATCATACTCAATATGATTATGATAATTTATCTGGAGCAGCAGTAACTATAGCAAGTAATTTTTATAATTCTACACTTAAAATAGACCATATTTTTTATTTTAAATATGGATTGCATATGTTAGCTGATAATTTTATAGATTATCATGTTGGAATACAATATATGAAATTTTATTTTCAATATATAGAATGTACAACTTGTATATTTTTTGATTATAAAGATACTACTAGAGGTAGTTGGATAAATGAAAATCAATTTTTTGGTGGTAGACTTACAGGAAACTATGGAATATTAACTTCTGATGTAGAATTTTATGATGTTATAAATAGTAATAATTTTTATAAAGTTGGTTTTGAAGGAATTAATACTTGTGCAATTAAATTATCTGGAGTAAATAAATGGAAACTATATGATTTAAGAATGCACGAAGCTATATATAATAAACCATATATAAATTTTAATGATTGTAGAGATATAGAATTAAGTACTACTGTTTATATGGATGAAACTTATGTTGAAGCAATAAAAACTACTAGAACAGTTTTACATACAGAATTAAATGATATATTTTTAGAATATAAAAATGATAAACAAGAAATTTATAATTCTTCAATATATAAAACTAATTTATATAGATATTATGATGAAACATCAGATATTGTAGAAGATGGTGTACTTAATATAAAATTAATAGATTTGCTTAGAGATAATTCTTTATTTTTACCAAATGTATTTACTTACACTACTTATAATATAATTACTATTATAGATGCCACAACATTTCCTGTTACATATACAAGTAAAGACCTTTATAATCTTAATACTCATATAAAATTTAAATTAAGAGGTAATGGAAAAGTGATATTTAAATATAAAAATAAGAACAATAGTATTATTGAAACTCCGCCATATTCAAGTCAGGATATAGACTTATGTTATAATTATAATTATGAATTGCAAATTTTACCAGCATCTTATTATATTAATAGAATAACTATAACAGATACTAATCCTATTATATTATCAGGTAATTCTTTTATAATTGCAGAAAGTGAAGAAATTTATATAAAAAATACTGGTAATTATATAGTATTACTTCAAAGTAATTCTCCTTGTAAAGTACATTATAGTATAAATACTGGTGATAATTATAGAATCATTAATAAAAATCCAGGAACTTCAATTATATTAGAAACTGAAATAGAAAGTATTACAATGTTTCCTGCTGGTAATAATAGACCTAATATGCCAGTTGTTGGTTATCAATTTTTTGACACTACCCTTAATAAACCTATTTGGTGGAATGGAAATAATTGGATTGATTCAGAAGGAAATAATATTAATTCTATTATAAAATAGGTACTTTTACACAAAAACCGTCTAACCCATCTATAGGATTTGCATATTTTTGTATTGATAGACAGACTACAGAAGGTTCAAGAAATGGTATAATGATATATTATGCTGGGGATGATACATGGGTAGATGCTTTAGGAAGAGTTATAAGCTAACATAAAAAATATAATATTATGTCAGAGAATAAACAATTAGTAAGAAAGAATAATGGAGGTGGGTACAATAATGTGTACCCATACTCTTTTACTGAGACTGTAAAAGACAAGAAGACTGGTAAGTCTTTAGAGGAGATACTTGTAGGAACTAATTTTTTATATTTACCATATAGAGGTAGTAAAGCTGCTACTAGATTACAAGTAGATGAAAGATATAGAAGAAAAGGACTATGGATTCAATATGTTACTAAGTTAGGAAGTGTAATTGTTGAATACTATAATAATAATGATATATCAGACACTAAATGGGCTGATGATAAATATTGGGCACCATATGACTCTGCTCAATTTAATCCTGGTACTATAGGTCTAGATGCTTTGAGTCAAGAAGCTAAAGATTATCTTCTAACTAATTCTCCTGTTAATACTGAGGACATAACTAGAGATAATCAGTCTAGACTACAATTAGCAGATAGAACTTATAATCCAGCTTCCTTTAGTGGTAAGGGATATAAGATATTAAGACCAAATATACTTAATGGTACAAATGTATTAGCACAAAGTATGATTTTGGCAGCTAATACAGTATATGAAATAAGATATGATTATGACTTACAGGGTCAAGAAGTTACTATTCCTGAAGGATGTGTATTAAAATTTGAAGGTGGAAGCATTAACAATGGTACTATAAATTATAATGGTTGTGCTATTCTCAATAATACAAATATTAAAACATTTGGTACATATTCTGAAAAACCTGCTCATAATGAAGGGATACAACAAGGTTTTGCTTATTTCTGTACTGATAGGCAAACAGTAGAGGGTACTACTAATGGAATTATGATTTATTATAAAGGAGATAATATTTGGGTAGATGCTCTTGGTAGAGTAGTATCTTAATAAAATCATATAAATAATTCACTTATGCTATTGTATAAGTGAATTATTTTTTATAGATTTGCACTCTATAAAAAGGTGTATTATGGTGAGTAAGTATATAAAGATTATTATAGCTGCATTAATAGCTTCTTTGTCTATTGGCTCTTATATTTTATATACTAAGAACCAGAGATTACAAGAAGAATTATCTGTATCAGTCTCTAATGAGAAAGCTTTTATTGCTGAGAACTCTTCATTAAAGAATGAAAACAGAGTGTTTAAATTTACTGTAGAGCAACTTAACTATTATAATGACTCTATCTTGGAAAAAATGAATAATGTCAGGAAGGAGTTAAAGATAAAGGATGATAATTTGAAGCAGATGCAATATCTCTTATCTGAGGCTACAAAGAAAGATACAATAGTATTTAGAGATACTCTGTTCAGAGAACCTACATTAGATATAGATACACTTGTGGGAGACAAGTGGTATCAAATGAAGCTTGGGCTTAAATATCCAAGTACAATTACTACAGACCCTAAGTTTGTCAGTGAGAAGTATATAATGGTGGATTATAAGAAGGAAACCATTAATCCCCCAAAGAAATGTTGGTTACTCAGACTATTTCAGAAGAAGCATAAAGTAGTAGAAGTGAATGTTGTGGAGAAGAACCCTTATATTGAGAATAAACAACAGAGATTCATTGAAATTGTAGAATAATTATGATTGACTTAGGAATACTAATCACTGGAGGTATAGGGCTTATTACCACAATAGTCAGTGGCTGGACATCATGGTTCTTTGCAAGAAAGAAGTATGATAGTGAAGTTGATAGTAACCTCATAAATAACATGAAAGAATCATTAGACTTTTATGAGAAGCTCTCTACTGATAATAGAGAGAGATTGGAAGAGGTACTAAAAAGAAATGCAGAGTTAGAGCAGGAAGTGGGGGAACTTAGGAAACAGATGTTTAACCTTATGAGTTCCATATGTACTGACCTTACCTGCCAATTAAGAAAGAGAAACTTAAACCTTTTTAATGAGCATGGAGTTAATAGTAGACAGAAAATGGAAGAAGCAGAGCTACACCATAAGTAATCTTACTATTGATGGGAAGTGGTTTTGCAATGTACTTGAAGATGCTGATAGAGGGTTAGATGACTCTATGAGCATAGCCAAGATTAGAGAATTGAAGAAACCTTCAATTACAGCTATTCCAAAGGGTACTTACGAGATTACCTTAGATGTCATTTCTCCTAAGTACTGTACTAATAGTTTTTACAAACAAGTATGTAATGGTAAAGTGCCAAGACTACTTAATGTAAAGGGATTTGAAGGCATACTTATTCATGCTGGCAATACTGACAAAGACTCAGCAGGATGCCTATTAGTAGGTGTCAATAAAGTTAAAGGTCAGGTAATAAACAGTAGAGAAACTTTCAAAGAGCTATATAAGCTCCTTAAAGACAAGCATGATAAAGGTGAAAAAATAACCATTAAAATTCTATAGTTATGGCAAAGAAATGTGGCTGTAAAGGAAAAAGTAAAACTAAAAGAGGTAAATAATTATGGCAAGAAGAACAGGTAGGGCAAAGCCCATGACAGCTAAGGCTGGTGTCACTAAGACTAAAAGAAGATATGCTTGTGGCGGCAAGATGAAGAAGTGATGAATAAATTATTGTACAAGATAGAGTTGTGTTTAGTAAAAGTAATACCTATGATTTACGCATTACTCAGTTTATTGAATACAACTCTATCTTATTTTAATATTGAGGCAGTAATGCTAAGTTATATTGGTAGTGTATCTTTCATAACATTATTGCTCTTGTATATCACATCTTATGTATTTAAGTTTTGTGAATATCATAGAATGTTTATACATTATACCACAGTAACTTGGATACTAAGCATAATAGATTTGTACATAGGAATACCTGTCAGTGATATTTGGTATTTAGGAATTCAATTAATAATAGCAGGCATTTCATTATTCATAATACTTTATTTATATGTTAAAAGTTATAAGAAGCCTACTATTAAAGATAGTAGATGATATTGATGCAGGAAACTCTAATATAACTGAGGGAGAAGCTATAGAAATAGTAGATAGTTTGAAGAGGTTTACTGATAAGGAGAAGAGATTAAGCAAGTATGCAGCTTGTGAATATTTGAATGTCAGTAGAGCAACTTTTGATAACTATGTTAGAGAAGGAAAATTACCAAGAGGTAAGCATGAGATAGGTTTCAAAGAATTAAGTTGGTCTAAGAAAGAGTTGGATGAGTTTGTCAAGAAGTGTAGAATTAATCAGAGATTGCGCAGCAATCCAAAATCAGAGATTGCTTGATAGCTTTGATAGAATTTATTGAAGTAATTAGGAGGAGAAGATATGATAACCCAAAAGAAGATGATAATACCTATATTTAATTATAAACTCACTGTAGTCATATTTGATAAGTGGGATGGGGTATCTCATTTATTTGATGGAGGTCCTGAGCCTAAAGCTATTACAGCTACTAGGCATGGGGCAGCACTGGTTGCTGTCAATTCTAAAAGGGGAAGTAGTATAGTGCATGAGGCAGAGCATATAAAGAATGCTATATGGAGCTATATAGGATATACACCTCAAAGAGACAATGATGAGGTAGATGCTTACCTACTAACCTACATATATAATAAAATAACAGATGTATTTTACAGACATGATAGAGCAGCCAGATAAGGCTGCTTTTTTTTTATTCTTTTTAGCAACATATTACTAAGTTAAAGCCCTATAACTGAATAAGTTATGGGGCTTTTTGGTAACAATAGGCATCTTGAGAAATATTACTTACCTTTGCACCTGTAAGCTTACAATAAGAGAGATAAAACAATAACTAATTTCAAAAATTGCTACTATGGAAATAATTGAGAAGCAAGTAGAAAAGGTAAAGGAAGTTCCTGCTGATGGCTACTATGGCTATGGTTATGGTAGAAGACCACTAATCCATTCACCTTCAAGACCTCATTTGTTGGAGACATAGAGATTGGTGGAGGAGAGATTAAATTCAATCTTCCATTAACCAATAAGAGATTGGTATTGAATATGACAGATTTAGAGACTTTCAAGGAAATGTTAATCACTAAAGACTAAGAATATGGATGAACTTATGATGTATGAATACCTAAAGAAGAAAGGTATGGGTGGCATGAATGAGCATGAGTTCATGGATAAATTCAAGAATTTTATGACTAAGTATAGAAGAAACTCAATGAGACATGGTAATGAAGGAGACTTCGTGCCTATGGATGACTTCTATATGAGAAGACATGGAAGACCTGATGAGTTCATGGATATGTTTGATTCAAGAGGTGATAGATTCTCTGATAGATTCAATGAGTCTGGCATGGGAGGTAATGATATGGATAGGATGATGAGATACATGAGAAACTCAATGAGAAATTCAATGAGTGGAGAACACTTCACTGAATCTGAGGCTAAGTATCTTGTAGCTGATATGTATCATACTGAGAATGGCAGAAAGTACAGTGGTGAGAAGTTTGATATGCACAAGGCAAAGGAGATTTGTGAGAGATATAGAGGAATACTTCCTACATCTGTTACAGTAGCTGATGTATATGTTGCAATCAACTCTCAGTACCATGACTATGCAGAACTGTTTAAGAACTGGTTTGGTGATGGTATAGAACAGAAGATAGTTGAATCTGCTATTGTATTCTGGTTTAAGGATGCAGATTGCAAAGCTGAAAACAAGGTAGTAGAATATCTTGGAGAATACTAATAAGATAAGGGTAAGAGGTAATCTTACCCTTTCTTTTTGTCCATATTGCAAGTATTTTACTTATACAAGTAAAAGCAATTTATTTACCATGTTGTAGATATGCAAAACTTTACTTACCTTTGCACTGTTTTAAGAACAAAAAGGTAGAAGAGTATGGAAGAAGAACTTAGCTTAGATAACATCTTAGGAGCAGAGGAAATTGAGAATCTGTTTGTAGAAGATGAGGATACACAGGATACCCCACCTGCAAATGGGGAGCCTCCTAAGAAAGAGGAGGAGCCAGATAAGGATAAAGAAGAAACTACTGAGGTTGTTGATGTGGATAACTTATTTACTGATACACCAGAGAGCGTAGGTAGTGGAAAAGAAAATACAGAGGAAAAGGAAGATACCACTCCTAAAGGGGATGGCACTTCTCCCAAAAACTTCTACTCTTCCATTGCCAAAGCCTTGAAAGAGGAAGGTATCTTCCCAGACCTTGATGATGAGGGCTTATCTAAGGTTAAAGACCCTGAAGACTTTAGAGATTTAATTGACCAACAGATAAAGGCAGGTCTTGATGAAAGACAGAAAAGAATTGATGAAGCCTTGAATGCTGGAGTTGAACCTACAGAGATTAGAAAGTATGAGAATACTATAAACTTCCTTGATTCTATTAAGGAGGAGAATATCTCTGATGAAGGTGATAAGGGAGAAAAACTTAGAAAAGACCTGATTTATCAAGACTTTATCAATAGAGGTTATAGTAAGGAAAGAGCTGCAAGAGAAGTGCAAAAGTCTTTCAATGCTGGTACTGATATTGATGATGCAAAAGAGGCTTTGAAAAGTAATATTGACTTCTTCAAAGATAAGTATGATGAGCTTGTCAATGAGGCTAAGTCAGAAGCAGAACAGGAAGAGAAAGAAAGAAAGGAACAGGCTGAAAAGCTTAAATCATCAATCCTTAATGACAAGGATGTGTTTGGGGATTTATCAATAGATAAATCAACAAGACAGAAGATTTATGATAACATAGCTAAGCCTGTGTATAAAGACCCAGAGACAGGAGAGTACTTTACTGCCATCCAAAAGTATGAGATGGAGAACAGAACAGACTTCCTAAAGAACATTGGGTTACTTTTCACACTAACTGATGGCTTTAAGAACCTTGATGGTTTGGTGAAAGGTAAAGTAAAGAAAGAAGTAAAGAAAGGTCTTAGAGAGCTGGAACATACTCTCAACAACACAGCAAGAACCTCAGATGGTAATCTAAAGTTTGTGAGTGGAGTTGATGAGGACCCTGAATCTTTCATAGGAAAAGGGTGGAATCTTGATGTCTAAGCCTATAGTATAGAGTAAAATAACTGATAAATTAAATTATTTATGGCTGGAAAATTAGGTAAGTTTCAAATGGTAGGCTTCCAACACTGGAAGGGCCTTACTAAGGAAAACCACCTTGGTTCTATCTTTCAGTTAGCTCCACAGAAGGCTACAAACCTAATGGTGCAACTGTTGGCTTATTACAGAGGAAAGACACTTGACACATTCCTAAATCAATTCCCAACAAGAGAGTTTGAGGATGATAATGAATACTATTGGGATGTTATTGGTTCTTCAAGGAGAAACATTCCTCTTGTAGAGGCAAGAGATGAGAATGGTACTGTAGTTGGGGCAGATAGTGGCATGATTGGTGTAGGTACTACTCCCTTCTATTTGGTATTCCCTGAGGATTGGTTTGCTGATGGTGAATACATTGTAGGTAATCTGAATGAAATCTATCAGTTCAGAATACTTGGAGACCCAAGAATGGAGGGTACTAATGCAGTGTATAAGGTAGAGCTTGCTGGTGGTAATACAGTAGGTGTTCCTGCTGAAAGATTGCTTGCAGGTGAAAGATTCTCAGTTGAAGCTGCGTTTGTTGAGAAGGAACTTTCAAGAAAGGTTGGTGATGTAAGATTTACAAGCCCTGTTTCTATGAGAAATGAGTGGTCTGTAGTAAGAATCCAACACAAGGTTCCAGGTTCTATGTTGAACAAGAAGCTGGCTGTAGGTATTCCTATTGTTAAGGAAACTGAGGGTAGATATACTAAGTCAGTTGCTACAATGTGGATGCACAATGTAGATTGGGAAGTAGAACAGCAATTCTCTGAGTACAAGAACAATGCACTTGCATTTGGTAGAAGCAACAGAAATGCCAATGGTGAGTACATGAACTTTGGTAAGTCTGGTAATGTTATTAAGACAGGTGCTGGTCTGTTTGAGCAGATGGAAGTTGCTAATACTATGTATTACAACACATTCAGCTTGAAGCTTCTTGAAGATGCTCTATATGAGCTTTCTGCTTCTAAGTTAGACTTTGGAGACAGATACTTCTTGATTAAGACTGGTGAAAGAGGTGCTATCCAATTCCACAAGGAAGTACTAAAGACAGTATCAGGTTGGACACAATTTGTTCTTGACAACAGCTCTATTGGTGTTATTCAAAAGACTCAATCTAAGTTGCACCAAAACTCATTGAGTGCTGGTTTCCAATTTGTTGAGTATAAGGCTCCTAATGGTGTTAGAGTTAAGATTGATGTAGACCCATTCTATGATGACCCAGTAAGAAACAAGATACTCCATCCAAATGGAGGTGTTGCATTCTCTTACAGATATGATATTATGTACATTGGTACTATGGACCAACCTAATATCTTTAAGTGTAAGATTAAGGGTGACAATGAGTACAGAGGTTATCAATGGGGTCTAAGAAACCCATTCACAGGTCAAAAGGGTAATCCTTACATGTCATTTGATGAGGATTCTGCTATAATTCACAGAATGGCTACTCTTGGTATCTGTGTTCTTGACCCAACAAGAACTATGTCACTAATCCCTTCAATTCTACAGGGCTAATGATAAAAGGGGAGTAGGATAAGCTCCTACTTCCCTTATTTTATTTCAAAAAGTTAAGGAGAAGATATGGCAGAAAAGAAAATGGAAGAGAAGGTGGATTATACTGTACCTGACTTTGATATAGACAATACAGAGACTCCACTTCAGGAAGTACCAAAAGAAGAGGCTACTGTAAAAAGCCCTAAGGAGACACAAAAGAGAGTAGAGGTATCTGATGATGCCTTAGTTAGTTGTCTGAGAAATGAGAGAATTATTGTAAGACATGTGCCTAAGCTGACAGGTATGTGGGGTAATAACCCTAAGCATGTATTGTCAGGAGGTATGGCAGAAGGTGCAGTTAGAACATTTGTAGTACCAAGATTATCTTCAGGTATGTTTGTTAATGTCCTTACAGACAAGGAAAAGGCATTTCTTGAGGAAATAATGGGTCTTGAATATAATGCACTAAGTATCTATAAGAAGGTAGATAACTTCTGGGATGATTCCAATGAGAATGGTATCAATAAGGTAAGATTGACAAAGCAGGATAACTACTTCAATCTATCTGACCCAGAGGATTATATCAGATATAAGATACTATTAGCCAACAAGGATTATATTGCTCCTTCATTGCAAGCATTGCAAGATACTCCTAAGGCTACTTACCAGTTTGTTATCATTTCTGAGGGTGAAGAGACTAAGGTTGCTAAGAATAATATGAGCACTACAATGATGTGCTATAAAGAGTTTGGTAAGATTGAGGATAATGTTGATACATTAAGAGTTATTGTTGAGACCATTGATGGTAGACCTACATCACAGACTGCTAAACTTGAGTTCTTACAGACTAAGGTTAATAGCTTGATACAGGCTGATAGCAAGATATTCTTGAAGGTTATTACTGACCCAATGCTTTCTACAAAGGTTCTTATCAAGAGAGCTATAGAGGCAGGTCTGATTTCTAACAGGGGTAATTACTTGTACTTGAGAAAGGATAATACTCCACTTTGTGAGGCTAATGAGGAGCCTACATTGAATGTAGCAGCTAAGTACTTGAACTCTCCTAAGCATCAGGAGGTTAAGTTTGCTTTAGAAGCTAAACTAAAGTAAGAATATGACAACACAAGAATTTTCTAATGAGTTTGATGTTCTGTATAATAACATAATGAGTAATCAGGCTCCAGGGTTGAGTGAGTATGAGAAAAGTATTTTACTCACTCAGGCTCAGGAATCTTTTATCATTGACATTTATACAGGGAAATATAATAAAGATTCATTTGAAGGTACTGAAGAAGTTACTAGCTATCTAAATACTTTAGTAAAGGATGTAAATATAACATCTACTGTAAATGGTGAAGGAATAACAAAATATTCAAAGTTTTATCAGTTGCCTGATGATTTATGGTATATAACTTATGAATCTGTTATTCTCAATGATAGTAATTTAGGCTGCAAAGATGGTTGTATTGCTATAGTCAAGCCTACTACGCAAGATGAAATTTACTCTATAAATAGGAATCCATTTAGAGGAGCAAATGATAAGAGGGTACTAAGATTAATTAAAGATAACAAGTCAGAGATTATATCAAAGTATAATATTAGTTCTTACCATATTAGATATATTTCTAAGCCCTCTCCTATAATACTAGAAGACCTAAGTTCATATGGTACCTCTATAGAAGGGGTTACAGAAGTAACAGAATGTAAATTAAATCCAGCATCTCATAGGATTATATTAAATAGAGCAGTTCAGTTAGCTAAAACTTTATGGGTATCTGGTAATCAATAAAACTATTGTATAATTTAATATTAAATTAAAATGGCAACATTTAGTACAAATCAAGTAAGACAACTTTATGTAGCAACAGCAGTTAAGCCTTCACATGTACTAGCATCAGATGCTGCTGGTACTATTGCAATAAAAAATGATACTGCAAAGAATCATCTGTATTTTGAATATAAGGGTGCAGATAACCTGATGAGAAGTGACCTTATTGACATAAAGAATATTCTTTATGCAAAGGCTACTGATTTTCAAGATATGGCTACTGACCTGAAGTCATTTACTATAGCTCTTGATGCAAATGTAAATGAAGGTTCTCCTGTTGCAGGACAGGATTATATCCTAAGAATTGCATTCAGACAATATGTAGGAATGTCAGATGAAGACCAGCACTTCAAGTATGGTATGGTTCATGCCTATGCTGGTATGGATGCAGATGAGTTCTATAAGGTTCTTGCATTATCAATTGCTAAGAACTTCAGTAGAGAGGTAGTACCTCTGATTAAGATTGAAGTACATAGTAAGGCTACTAAGAGCAAGGGAGGGTTTGACTCTAATGGTTACATGGTTGTAACTCCTACTACTAAGGATAATGGTGCTACAAATTCTACTAATCCCTACTATGATGGAACTTCAGCAGTTGTATCAGATATTGATAGCATTAGAATTACTGAGGTAGAGCAGCCTTGGAGATTAGGTGTTATGGCACAGACTCCTGTGTATTTTACAGTACAGCCAGTTGCTGTAATGGTAAATGGTGATAAAAGAATCTGGGCTACTGTAACTGAGGGTACAAATGGTACTATTGGTAATGGTAAGAAGATTGCTGACCTTGAGTATTTCTGCATGGGTGAAAGAGGTGACATCTATAGAGGAATTGGATTCCCTCATAACATTGTTACTACTTACCTTGTAGACCCAACAAAGACATATTACACATTTGATATTCACTATGCTTATGTTGGCAACAATGAGTCAGTTCAAAAGTCTGAGAAGGATATAACTATTGTATGTTCTGATAAGACAAAGTTCAATAAGATTGTTACAGCCTTCAATACTGCAACTGGTCTCACTATAGCTACTATATCTTAAAATAGTGAGAATATTATAAAAGGAGGCAAATAGCCTCCTTTTTTTTTGTTAATATAAAAATATTATTATGATACATTTTAATGAATTAAGAATAACTGAGGATAATAAGTATCTAATAATAGATGTATCTATAGATTCAGATTTATGCTTTGATGATGTTACTATAGATACTATAATAATAGATAACCAAAATACTTATGTAGATAATGGTCCTAGTTCTAATCCTATACTTAGTATAGATGTAAAAGAACATTATACTAAAGTATTAACAGAGATAGATTGTGGATATACCCCAATATATTCTGAGTCTCAAGAATATGAGTGTTATGTTAAAGATGATAAAAGTATAAGAGTTCTTGTTAGATTGGATGATTACAATATAAAAAGTACTGATATATTATTTGTATATGTAATGTCTAATGGTACTCCTTCATGTGAAGTAGATAAGTCTTATATATTAGGTACAGTTGTAAATTTATATACTATATACTCTAAGGCTATGAACTATATAAGAGGTATAGAGTGTGATTGCTCTATTCCAAAGAATTTTATTGATTTTATTTTAAGACTCAAGGCTTTAGAGTTATGTATAAAAACAGGAAATTATACTAAAGCAATAAAATATTGGAATAGACTTAATATTAACCCTTCTAATGAATGCTGCTATGGATAAACTAACTTCACTATCAGTTGATTCTCTTGATAGGTATTTTCATACATTGTCTGTTCTAGGATATAAGAACTACAATAGTGTATATAGATTATTAATACTTTTATTCATTGAAGAGTTGCTAACTGGGGAGTTATCTATATTTATTAATGAGGATGATTATAGGGTTATTATAAATCTCTTATATTGTCTTTATGGTAGTGACTGCATGATAGGATTCCCAAGTTATAATAATATGGACTCATTAATACATCCAAATAAGACTCCTCTTATTCCTAGAATAACTGAAACACAGATTATAAGAATAAGTGAAAATGATTTAATGAGAAAAATATAATAGTTTTTTAATCTAATAAATTTCATAAAACTCTTGCAGATATATACAATTTATCTTATATTTGCAAGAGTTTTAAATTTATATAAGATGAGTACATTTAGAGAAATAATTTATATGATATTAGATGAGATGAAAATCTCAACTGATGACTCTTATTTTACTGAAGACCATATAATGTACCTTATAAATAAGTATAGGGTACTAATACTGAAGCAAAGGTATTCAGATATTAAGAAGCAGATGCCTGAAAGTAATTATCAAACTATTTGTTTAGACCTTATAGAGGTACCTGCTATATCAGGCGAGCCTTGTGAAGGAGGTTCATATCTAAGGAGTAAAGAAAAAGTACCTTTTCTTATGCAAATAGGAGTACCAAAAATATACCCTATTGATTATTATCAAGGGGAGATTACTTATGTAAGTAGGGAAAGGATGAGATATATAGGATATAATAAATATTTACAGAATATAATATACTGTTCATTAGGTCCTGATAATTATTTATATTTTAAATCTAATAATCCACAATATTTATATCTAGAAAAGGTTAAATTAACTGGAATATTTGAAGACTCTATTAATGCTTCTCAATTACAATGCTCTAATGATAAGGAGTGTGATATATTAGATAGAACATTCCCATTAGAAGATTCCCTAATACCTATTGTTATAGAGCTTGTGGTTAAGGAGCTGTTGGCAGCTAATTATAGACCTAAGGATGATATTAATGATGCTAAGGATGAGTTGTCAGAAGTAGCAACTAAATAGTGAGTTATGGAGTCTTGTCAAGAAGAGAAGGATAAAGGATTGGTTGATTTCTTAAATTCCATTAAGAAAGTAAATGAGCCAAGAGTTCACAAGGTTAGAGGTTCCTATGGTGTATATGATGCCTATAAATTCCTGAGAAAAAGAAAGTGGCTTAATATAGGAAGACCTCTTACAGAACATGAGTTCTATAGTATTATAAGAAGAGTTAATGATTACTTAGCTGATAGTTTCCTTCATGGTAATGATATTAAGTTACCACATAGAATGGGTAGAATAGAGCTAAGGAAATATGATGTGAGAGTTAGTTTTGATGGTGAAAAGGTTAAGACTAACTTACCTATAGATTGGGATAAAACTCTTAAATTATGGTATGAAGATGAGGAAGCCTATAAGGAAAAAACACTGGTTAAAGTGGAGGAAAAAGAAATCTTTAAGGTCTACTATAATAAGCAGTTAGCAGACTATAATAATCAGGTCTTCTATGAATTTAATGTCAATAGGGAACTGAAGAGAAGATTAAAACAAAGAATAAAGGAAGGAAAATTAGATGCTTTTAAACTAAATAGAAATGGTTAAGGAATATCAATATACAAATGTCAGGCAGGTACTTGATGAGTTGAAGAAACATCCATTGCTCCAAGATTTGACCCTTGAGCAAGTAGTATCTTATATAGTTACATTTATTGGTATATTTGGTATGCCAAAGTTATATCAAGATAAGGAAGAGGTTCTTCATATAGAGGATTTTAGAGCAAAATTGCCATGCAACTGTATTCAAATAAATCAGATTAAAGAGTGTAAAACTGGTGTATGCCTTAGAAGCATGACAGATAATTTCATGCCAAGAGAACACTATGACAGAAGTGCTGGCTACAAGATACCACAAGAGTTGTCCTTCAAAACACAAGGACAAGTATTATATGTATCTTTCAAGACAGGAGATGTGTCAGTGTCCTATAAGGCAATTCCAGTAGATAAGGATGGATTTCCACTACTTATTGATAACCCTGTATTCCTGAAGGCACTTGAAGCATATATCAAGAGAGAGGCATTTACTATTCTATTTGATATGGGCAAGATTGCTTCTGCTGTATTGCAGAATACTCAGCAACAATATGCTTGGCTGGCTGGTCAATTGCAGAGTGAATTTACCATCCCATCACAATCTGAGATGGAATCAATAAGTAGAATGTGGAATACACTTGTACAAAGAACAAGTGAATTTAATAATGGATTTTCATCTCTTGGTAATAAGGAATATATTAAATTACAATAACTATGCAGAAACAAGCTATTTTTAAGACAAAGGGAATGCAGAGGGACCTATCATCTTCTGCATTTAGTTCTGAATATGCTTATGAAAATAAGAATGTCAGAGTGATGCCAACTGATGAAAGTACCCTGCTTAGTTTAATAAATGAAAAAGGAAATAAAAGTATAGATATAATAGGCATAGATAGCATAGAAGGGATTCCTGTTGGTCAATGTATATTAAATAATGAATTAATTTTATTTACCTCTGGAAATACAGAAGATAAAAAAGATTGTATATATAAGTTATGGTTTAATAATAATGAATTAAATGGTAATTTATTATATAAAGGTAATTTAAACTTTAATTATAAAAACCCAATAGAGGCAATCTCATTTTATGAAAATGATTCTATAAGAAAAGTATATTGGACTGATGGATTAAATCAACCTAGGGTCATTAATATTGCAGCATCTTCTGATATTATTAGTAAATGGGATAATAACTCTTTTGATTTTGTGAGGAAATTAAAATTACAAGAAGATGTAGAAATAAATAGGGATTTAGTATCTGGAGGTACTTTTGCTCCTGGTGTAATACAATACTCCTTTACATACTTTAATAAGTATGGACAAGAGAGTAATATATTCTATACCTCTCCACTATTTTACATATCTTATAATAATAGAGGTGCTAGTCCTGAAGACAATGTAGGAGATAGTTTTTCTATAAATATATCAGGAGCTGATACTAGTTTTGATTATGTTAGAGTCTACTCTATACATAGAACATCAATAAATGCTACTCCTACATGTAAGATAGTAATAGATTTGGCTATTCCAGAGTCTGGTGATATTAATTATACTGATAATGGAATATCTGGAAGTACTATAGACCCTACAGAATTGTTATATGTAGGAGGTGAAGAAGTGGTATTTGGCACAATGGCTCAAAAGGATAACACTTTGTTCTTAGGAGATATAGAGAATAAAAGAAAAGTACTTAGTCAAAATATTAGAAACTTCTTTAGAGAAAAGTCTATAACATTTAATAGTTATACTAAAAGTATTAGTTCTCCAGAACCTAAAGGTTATTATCCCTATGATAACCAGCTAAAGATGAATTCATATCAGTTCAAGACTTTTAAATATCTTGAATATTATAGATTTGGTATTCAAGCTCAGCATTATACAGGAAAATGGTCTGAGCCTATATGGATAAATGATGTTAGAAATACAGTACATATAGATACTAAATTTTATAATTCAGGTAATATAGGTCTTCCTGTTGCTGAATTTACACTAAGTGATAAATCTATAATAGGTGAATTGGTTTCACAAGGATATATAAGAATAAGACCTGTAGTTGTATATCCAACTATTAATGATAGAGAAGCTATATGTCAGGGGGTACTGTGTCCTACTGTATATAATGTATCTGATAGATATGGTAATTCTCCTTTTGCACAGTCTTCTTGGTTTACAAGACCTAATGCTCCTTTTGATATAGAGCATACAAGAGGAGAAAGAATACATATATTAACTACTAGTGTAAGTAAAGAGGGATTTCAAGCTGATACAAAATATACAATTGATGGTAATACTTATACATGGGTAAGTTCTAAACTAAATGGAGATGGTACTATTATAGAAAGTATTATACTTTCAGGAGGATATTCAGAAACTCCAGAGCCTCCTAATTCAGGAACTGCTACTCCAGTAAGTCCTGATAAGACAGGCTTCTCTTATTCTGCAAAGACATCCTCTTGGAATTCAGAATATCATGGTCTTGGAGATTATCTAGGAGACCCTACTATATATTCTAGACAAGGTATATTAAATAATAATAGGGTTATAGTAAATGGTACATTTGATATTGATTCTATTAACAAAGGAGCTTGGGTAGAGTTTAGACATAATTATCCTATACCAAGTAATGATAATAGAAATGCTGAAATACAATGTATTTGGAACCCACCATCTAACCCATACATAGATGACACTTTAGGAAATCCTGATGTAGTATCTTGGGTATCAAGAAATGCAGAAAATTATTATATTGACCAGTCAATATTAACTCTTCATTCTCCTGATATAGAATTTGATACTGAAGTAAGAAGTGTTGATACCTCAGGATTAAAATTAAGAATTATAGGAATAGTTCCTCTTACTGCATGTGCTACTGATATTGATATAGAAACTTCTACTCCTGTTAATAATTTTTATGATAGTTCAGACCTTCCTATAGGATTTTATAAGGAGCCTATAGGTTCTGAGAATGGATTTTACTCTGAAGGAGAATTCCCATTCTTTGTTAAAAACTACGGTGATTCTCACTTTGGATGGAAAGGTTTAGTATCTGGAGCATTCTGGTTTGATGAATTAACTGGGTATAAAAAAGATACTGGTAATACTAATCATTATACAACAGGATTTGCAGTGTATCCTTGGCATAGAAATGGGTCTTTGAATAATACTAAATTTGCCAAAGATGGATATAGGTCAGCTATGCTTAGTAAGAAGAGAATGTCTAATATGAGATATTCATATAAGACTGAGTATATGAATATTAATAATGTGTGGAATGCTTATAAAGAAGGTGATAGCTTGAAGACTGGTATTTCAGGAATCTCAGTATTTGATTCTAATGAAGTATCTTTAGTTAGAATACCTGCACAGAAAAACTCTGGTCTTGCTGATATAAACTACTATGGTAATGTAGATAAGTTACTTACTGTATCAAGAATTGGAGACAAAAAAGATGGTTATCCTATAATGACTTCAGGTATTCAAAGTGCTGAAACAAATGCTCATGCTCTATTTAGTGGTAATTATATGCAAGTAGATGGCAGATTTACAGACCAAGTAACAGGTGTAGACCCAGTTAGAATGAAGTATAAATCTACACCTCATGCAGTACTTGCTTTAAATTATTCTACATCAGGCTCTCAAAGAGTACTGCCAACTATTAAAGATAGTGACTATGAAGATGTATGGAATGTGAATTATGTTGGAAAAGAATTTGCAGATAAATGTGTATTTTGGGATGATAATAAAAAGATTAACTCTATATCCCAAGACATCATAGATATAGGTATATCAGGTGATATATCAGGAATGAGAAGTATTCAATATGGTTGGTTATGGCTAGGAGAGTTATATAATGATAATGTACAGAATAGATTTGGAGGACAAACTGAGGAGGCTTTTGAAAATAATATGTGGCTGCCTTGTGGAGAATCTATATCATTATTAGATGGTGATAATAATAAAACTAGTGTTACCATAAAATGGGTAGAAGGAGATACATACTATCAAAGATATGACCATATAAAGACATATCCTTTTACTACAGAAGACCAAAATCAGGTAACTGATATTATTTCCTTTATGTGTGAGACTAGGGTTAATATTGATGGAAGATATGACAGAAATAGAGGTCAAACAAGTAACTTTGCTATTACTCCTGAGAACTTCAATCTTATGAATGATGTATATTCTCAACCTAATAATTTCTTTAATTATAGAACTATAAACCCAAATAAGCTTAACTTAGATAATTTCCACAATTCAATTACATGGACTAAAACTAAGACTGCTGGAGAATTAGTAGATACTTGGACTAATATTACTCTTGCTTCTATTCTTGACCTTGATGGGGATAAAGGTAGTGTAAGGGCATTAAGAAGATTTAATAATAATCTTCTAGCTTTCCAAGATAAAGGCATAAGTCAGATATTATATAATGAGAATATGCAAATTTCTTCTACTGAAGGAGTGCCTATTGAAATTGCTAATAGTGGAAAAGTTAATGGTAAGAGATATATAACTGATAGAGTAGGATGTACTAATAAATGGTCTATATGTGAAACTCCAAATGGTATTTATTTTATAGATGATATTACTAAAGGAATATTCCTATTTAATAGTCAATTGAATAATATATCAGATAAATTTGGATTCCACTCATGGATTAATAAAACATCTAAAGATATTAGTATATGGAACCCTGTAGATTTTAATGGGTTTGTTACATACTATGATAAAGTAAATGGAGATGTGTTTTTTATTAGTAAAGAAGAGTGTTTAGCTTTCTCTGAACCATTAGGACAATTTAGTTCATTTTATAGCTATGAGAAAATGCCTTATTTCTCTAACCTTCAAGACAGAGGAATTGCTTTCAATGTTAGTGGAGGGGATACATTATATAAGGCTTGGTTACATAATGAAGGAGATTACAATATGTATTTTGGGGTATATCATCCTTTCTATACTATTGTAATAGCTAACCCTGATATGACTGTAGATAAGATATTTAATAACTTAGAATTTAGGTCAGATACTTGGAGTAAGGATGGTCAATTACTTAATACCACATTTGATACTCTAACTACATGGAATGAATATCAAGAGGGTACTTCAAGACTTACTAATGTATTGGGAAAACCATCTGACTTAAAGAAGAAGTTTAGAATATGGAGAGCTAATATACCTAGAGCAAAGGCTAATGGCAGAGACAGAATGAGAAATCCATGGTTATATGTCAAGCTGTCAATGGAAAAAGAGAATACAAATAAGACTGTGTTACATGATATGATTGTGCATTACTTTGAGTAATAATAGGGGGAAGGTAAGTTTATTACTTATCTTCCCTTTACTTTTTGGATAATATCCTTGTATAATTCAAATACTTTGTTTATCTTTGCAAACAAATTAGTATGATATGGCTAAAAGAAAAGTTATAAGAAAGTCTAACAGACCATTTACATACAACCCTCATTACTATGCTTGGGGTGGTGATTTCAAGGCTGCTATGGGCGGCACAAAAGCATTTGACTTAAAGAGTACCTTTAGTGGAGGTAATGTTGCTGGAATGCTAAAGGGAGGCTTGGCAAGTGGCATAGGTAGTGCAGTAGGTAATATTGCAGGTGGTGCTATTGGAGGAGGACTTGAATCAGGTGCAGGTAGTGCAATTAGTAATATTGGAGGTACTATAGGCAGTGCAGTAAGTGCAGTTAATCCTGTACTTGGAGGCATTATATCTGCTGGTTCAGGTATTATTGGAGGTCTTACAAATAGGATGTTTGGCTCCAAGTTAAATGAAGAGAAAATTGCTGAAGTTGGGGGAAGCAACAAAGCTATAAATACTGTTATGGTAGATAACAGTAGTGCTGATTCAGTTATGGACCAGTGGGCTAATCAGGACTTTGGAGCAGATTTTTCTAAATCAGATATTGGTAAAGATGGTTGGTTTAGCAACAAGGCTAAAAACAAATATAAGGAACTAAAGAAGCAACAGGATATTGCAAGAAATAGAGCATTAACTTCTTATGAGAATGCAGCAGATGCAGCAGATACTCAGTCTGACCTTAATGCTATGGCAAGCTTTGCTGCCTTTGGTGGTCCTCTTGGTATATGGGGAGGATATGGAAGTGGAGCAATAGGCTATAAGTTAGCTAAAGAAAACTTAGGTATTAAGGCTCTTAATGCTGCAAATAAAGGCAAGCTGACTTCATTACCTAACTCATTTGAATCATCAGAATTGAATACCTTTGCTAAAGGAGGTAAGATACATATCAAGCCTGAGAATAGAGGTAAGTTTACAAAGTATTGTGGAGGTAAAGTTACTTCAGAATGTATAGCAAAGGGAAAGAGAAGTAGTAATCCTGCTGTAAGAAAGAGAGCTACTTTTGCTGCTAATGCAAGGAAGTGGCATCATGCCTTTGGAGGAGATTTACTTACTAATGGTGCTGAGTGGGATAATGGTCTCAGAGTAATTGGCAATGGTGGAACCCATGAGGAGAATCCAATGGAAGGTGTACCTATGGGAATGGATGCTGAGGGAAACCCAAATCTTGTAGAGCAAGGTGAGGTTATATTCAATGACTATGTATTCAGTAACAGATTATTTGCTGATGGTGGTCTATTGGAGAGTTTTAATCTCCCTAAATCCTATGATGGACATTCTTTTGCTGCAATAGCAGAGAAGCTGGGAGAGGAGTCTAAGGAAAGACCTAATGACCCAATAAGCAAGAGAGGACTTCTAAGTTCTATGTCCAGACTACAACAAGCCCAAGAGACTGTAAGGCAACAGAATCAAGTAGGTCAAGAAGGAGTACAATATGCTCATGGTGGTAGAATGGGTACATTATTTGATGGTCTTGGTGATATGCCTAACTCCTTAGATGGTGTAGATTATGGAGATTGGCAAGACTATGGTACTCTATTAGAGCCTATTAATGCAGAAGATTTATGGAATGAATCTATGGCAGGTGCTGATGAGGGTGATAAAGGGAATAATAATAGCAAGCTGACTTGGCTAAGATATGCTCCTGTAGTAGGTGCTGCAATAGGATTAGGTCAGAATTTATTCAGTAAACCAGATTATACAAGTGCTGATGCAATACTTGAAGCAGCTAATCAAGCAGGTAATTATACTCCAGTAGGATATACTCCAATAGGTAACTATTTACAATATAGACCTTTTGATAGAAACTTCTATTTGAATAAACTTAATGCACAGGCAGGTGCTACAAGAAGGGCTATTATGAATACTACAAGTCCTTCAAGAAATGCAGCCTTGCTTGCAGCAGATTATAATGCTCAAGGTAGATTAGGAGACCTTGCAAGACAGGCTGAAGAGTATAACTTGGCACAAAGACAAGCTGTTGAGACCTTTAATAGAGGTACTAACATGGCTAATGCTGAGATGGGACTCAAGGCTGCAATGGCAAATCAAGAAGCTGCATTAAAGGCAAGAAGTTCAAGACTAAGTGGTGTTGCACAGGCTATGGCAGTAAGAGATGCTGTTGATGCAAGGAGAGGTGCAAGTATGAGTGCTAACCTTACTAACTTCTTTAATTCTCTTGGAGATATTGGTAGAGAAGAGTATAGTAGAAATATGATTATGAGTAATCCTGCACTATACTACTCTATTGATAGCAAGGGTAATGTTACATATAAGAATGGATATGAAAGTCTTAGTGAAGCAGAGAAGAAAGAAGTAAGAGATGCTGCCAATAAAGCTAAGAAAAAGAAAGCTAAGGGTGGTTATTTAACTATTAAGAAGAAGTAATATGGCTAATTATAGTTTAGTAATAAATTCACAATTCAAGCCATTCTCTTATCAAGAGATGCTGGCTCCAACCTTGATGGCTACTCAGGCTCATCAAGAGTTGGAGAACCAGTATGGAGAGCTTGCTACTAAGGCAAGTGTATGGGAGGAAATGGCTAATGAACAGACTGACCCTTATGCTTACAAGATGTATAAGACCTATGCAAATGACCTTGAAGAGCAAGCTGGTCAGTTAGCAAGAGAAGGACTTAATGCTGCAAGTAGAAGGGATATGCTCAACATGAGAGCAAGGTACAGTAAGGAGATAACTCCTATTGAACAAGCCTATACAGCAAGACAGAAGCAAGCAGAAGAACAACAAAAAGCACTTCTTCAAGACCCAACATTGATGTTGAGTAGAAGAGCTGCAACTACAAGTCTTGATGACTACATAAGGAATCCTCAATTAGCCTATGAATCATATTCAGGCAAGCTAATTACTGCACAGGCTGCAAGTGCTGCATCTGCATTGGCTAAGGAAATGCAAGAGAAGCCAAGGAAATGGAGAAGCATCTTAGGTAATTCATACTATGAAACTATGATGCAAAAGGGCTTCAGTTCTCAGGCAGTATTACAGGCTATACAGGATAATCCTAATGCTGCTCCTCAACTTACAAGAATTGTTGAGGATGCTATTAATTCAAGTGGTGTTAGGAACTGGGGAGACCAAGCTACTATTGCAAGGGCTATTGACTATGCTAAGCAAGGTCTATGGAGTGCAGTTGGTGAGACTCAATACCAGACTCTTGATAATTGGAGAGCTAAACTTGCTGAACAAGAAGCTATGCAGATTAGAGCAGATAAGAGAAAGGCTGAAGCTGCACAACAAGCAAGACTTAATAGTTTAGCTATCAATCCTTTGAATATCTACAGTAGTAGAGAACTAAGTAAGGATGAGCAAACCTATAAGGATAATGTAAAGAAATACTCTAAGTATTTCTACACTGATGCACAAGGTAGAGTAAGGCTTACAGAAGCAGGTCTAAATGAGTATAGAAGAAATGCTACTCCAAGAGTAACTACATCAGGCTCAGGAGGAGGCACTGCAAGACTAATGAATGCTGAAACTCAGATGACACAAGCCAGTAGACCCTTTACTCCTACTCCATTCAAAAAGTTCTTGGATAGTATAGGAGGAAGTATGAGAATGGAAGAAGGAGCTGGTTGGAACTCTGTAAGGATAGGCAACCTATGGAATAACTATGTAAATAACACTCCAGCAGCAAGAACTGCAAGATATGATGCTACAAGAGTTACTGAGTATGACTATCCTATTGCAAGTGCCCAACAGGGTGATATGAAAGATGATATTATGACTGCTGGTAGAGGATTAAGTCTTAAAGAGGTAGATTATGATAGCAAGTCTAAGCAATTCAAGGATACAGGTGAGGAAATCACTATGGAAGACTTGAAGAGTGATAAATACAAAGTAACTGCTACAAGGTTCAGTCCTTATGGTACTACTGTAATGATACAAGATGACAAGGGCAATGTGAGAAGATTCAGAATGCCTGCTGGTATCAATACAACTAATGAGCAGAATAGAGATAGGGCAATGGCTGCTGCAAATCAATGGCAACAAGTAGTTAATACAGGACAATATACTGATGCAAGAGGTAATGTACATCAGGCTACTCCAGATGAAATTACCTATGCACAGCAACAATATGCACAGGCTATACAGCAAGCCTACTTATTCCATTCTCAATTAGGAGTACAGAATAAGACAAAAGAACAAGAGTTTAATCCTTATGGATATTAAGATATGGCAAAAGAAACTAAAGTAAAGGATATAGATATTACTAAGAGTGGTCCAATGACTTTCAGAGATTTGCAGAAAGCAAATCAAGAGCCATACACTAACCTTAGTCCTGAGTTTCAGTCATTCAGTATGAATGTAGGAGCAAGTACTGCTCCTACTTCATTATATGATGCAAGGGCACATGGTGAGCAAATGGTTGCAACTTCATTAGAAGGGACTGCTACACCTTGGGGTGAGAGCATGTTTGATGAGCCTACTGCAACTGAAGCACAGTTTCAGGAGTTAGGGGATATAAGAGCTAATAACCAACCTTGGTATGCACAAATAGGAGCAGGTCTTGCTAAGGGTGCTATACTTGCAGGTACTACTTTCCTTGATGGTACTGTAGGTTTAGTGCTTGGAGCTGGTACTGCAATAGGTGAAGGTAGATGGTCTGGTCTTTGGGATAATGACTTCTCTAAAGCTATGCAGTCTGTTAATGAATGGTCTGAGCAGGCATTACCTAACTATTATACAAGGGCAGAACAAGAGCAGCCTTGGTATGAAAATATCTTCACTGCCAATTTCTTAGGTGATAAGTTCATCAAGAACTTAGGTTTCACAGTAGGTGCTTTCTACAGTGGTGGTGTTACTGCTGCTGGATTGAAGGTAACTAAGCTACCTCAACTCATTGGTGCTATTGCTAAGTCTTCAAAGGCTCCAGCAATAGTTAATACTGCTGTAGGTGCTACTATTTCAGCAGTAAATGAGGGCAGAATTGAAGCACTCAATAATAGTAAGGATTGGTTTGAGCTTCATAAAGCACAGCTTGATGACAGTCTAAGGGAAAGGTTAGATGCAATACAGGCTGAATATGAAGCTAATGCAGGAAAGGAGCTTGTAAGAAGTGGTGTAGAAGGCAATAAGTTTGTAGACCCAGCTTATGTGAAATATCAAGATGCTATTGCAAGGGAAAGAGAAGCTTACAATACAGCACTTGGTAAACTGAATGAGGATAGATTGAAGATGGGTAATGCAGACTTGCTTATGAATATACCTATCCTTACTGCATCTAATATAATCCAATTTGGCAAGTTATATGCTAATGGATTCAAGACTGCAAGAAAGGCTACTAATATAGTAGGTAAGGCAGGAGAATATACTGCTGGTACTACAAGATTAGGTGCTGCTACTGCAATAACAAAGGGTGCATTATCTGAAGGTACTGAGGAAATGGCACAGGGTGCTGCAAGTAGGATAGCAGGTAATTATTACTCTACTGATGTAAACAACTTCTATAAGTCAAAGACTGACCCAGAGGCTGCACAGGAGACTCTAAGTTGGACTAAATCATTTGCTGAGGGAATCAATGAGACAGTAAATGATGGGTCTGTATGGGAAGAGTTCTTTATTGGTTCTTTGACAGGTGCATTAGGTATGCCAAGATTTAGAAGTGTAAGAAATGCACAAGGTGGTATTCAGTCTCCAATCACTATTGAGGGTGGTGCCATAAATGAATGGAGAGACTATAATGAGAAGATAGCAAGAGAGAATGAGATTGCTAACTACATGAATAGCAGAATAAACTCTCCTGAATTTAAGAACTACTATCAAGGTCTTATCAGGCATAATAAGTATCAGAATGATATGAATAGAGCCGCTGAGGAAGGTGATGAGTTCAACTTTAAGAATGCAGAACATGCTCAATTAGTATCTGATATTGCCATGTTTGATAATGCAGGTAGAATGGAAGACCTCACTACCTTAATTAACACAGCATTTGATACATCAGATGAAAATCTTGCCTCTATTGTGGAAAACACTACAACTACTCTTGAAGATGGTTCTAAGGTAGGTCCATTTGTTGATAAGAATGGTAATCCTATGTATGCTACCCCAGAAGGCAAGCAGGAAATGATAGAGAAGTTGCAGCAGAACCATGATGAAATGACCAATACTATCAACAATTATCTGAAGATAAAAGATGAGCTTGATATTAAGACAGGTCAGCAATTATCAGATGACCAGCTTGAAGAATTGACTTGGATGAAGTCTCAGATAGGCAATTGGTCTGAGAGAGCAACAGCCATGTCTGGAGAAGTAAAATCTGCAATAGGCAGTGTATTAGGTAACTTAGATTCATTCCTTAGATTTAATGAGCAGATAAGAGATTTTGGGGGTCAAACTCATGCTGATTTAACTGATAGATACAGACAGGCAGATGAGAATGTAAGAGCTATTCAAGGTGCAATAAATACTCTTAATCTTGTAAGAAGTCAGGATGATAAGACATTGGCTCATACATTGGCAACTAATCCTAAGTTTGTAGATGGTCTTGTTAAGGAGATTAATGAGGTAGATGAGACTGTACTTAGTGCAGATGAGAAAGAAGATATTACAACTAAGCTGAATGATATTGTTAAGTTAGGTAATGCCTCAAAGACATATAATGCAAAGCTGAAAGAGTATCTTGAGAATCCTCAAAAGCAAGTAGAAGACCATGCAAGAGCTGATGAGCAAGCTGCACAACAAGAGACCAAGAGGAAATCTGATAACCTAAAGGTATCTTTGAATGCTGCACAGAATTTACAAGAGTTCAGGGGTATCATAGATACCCAAGATGATATAGAGAATAGGGATAGAGTTCTAAAAGAACTTGAGGATGAAGGTAGTGAGATGGCTAAGAACTACAGAGAAACTTCACAATACAATAATGAGGTAAGAAGAGTTCTTAATGAGTCAGATGCAGAACCACAGGTTAAGCAAGATGCTATGAAGCTCCTTCAAGACCAGTTCAGTAACTCTGAAAACCTTGAACAGTTGGCTAATCCCAACTCAATTTATATCAATAATGAGAATGCCTTTGATGAAGATTCTGAGGGTGATGTTGAGTTGTCTGCAACAAGATTCCAAGAGGCTCAATATGCTTTGCAGAATGCAATGTCTCAGGTAAATAATGACAATAGATTCAAGGATAGATTCTCACCTGAATATAAGAAGCCTGTAGAGAAAAGAGAGGGGACTGTAAGAGGTGATGATAGAAGAGATACTACAGGAGATAGTGGTACATCTACTACCCCTACTGTAACAAGTAGTGAGGACTTACCTACAACAGAATTACCTGTAGGTAATATAACTGCTGAGATGGTTAATGAGGAGAATAAGAAAGCCAATGAAAAGGTAGAAACTCCACAAAGACCAAGTAGAGATACTCTTAATCAATTCTATAGACCTGCTATACCTGAACTACACATAGAGGCAAGTAAGGAAGGAGACTTTAGACCATTTGATATTGTAGTAAGTGAGAGAGAAAAGAATGTAGACTTCTCTGGCATTTATGGTTATCTAAGAGACCAAGGAGCATTCAGATATGTAAATGAGGGTAACTTAAAGGCAGGTGATGAACTTGGCTTTATGATTGACCCAGACTATAATGAGAATACAATCTTCATTGTAGACAAAAGAAACAACCAAGTAGTAGGTAGTTTGGATGAGTCTGATTATAGTGTTTCAAGGTATGAGGGTTTGAAGGGTCTTGAAGAGAAGATAAGAGGTGAGTATGCTAACAGGCAAAATAAGACTGGCAAGTTCATTGCCACACCTGTTACAAAGGTATCTAAGGTAATGGTAGGTAGAGTTCCTTATGGTAATACTGAAAGGAGTTTATCCGAAATACCTAATGTATCCTCAACAGACAGAAAGCCTATCTTTGGTATTATAAAGAATGGTGTTCTTACCACTAATAGTAAGATTGATGATAGTCTTATTATCAAGCCAGTGGATATGAGCCAAAAGGAAGGTAGATTATATCTGCTTATACCTAATGGAGCTGGTAAGTATTCTCCTGCTGCTGTAAGGGTTAAGCACTTCAACAATGAAGAGTTCAACCTAAATGACAGTTCAGTAAGTTCTACTCCTGTTGGAGAAGATATAAAGAATGCCATTACTAAGTTATCAACTGCTACATCACAGGATGATGTATCTGCTGCTATGCAAGACTTGGCACAAGACTTGTATATGCAGGATATTATGGTTACTTGGTTTAGTAGTAGGGCAGGTGATGGTATTGTTATCAGTAAGAAGGTAAGAAAACCAGATGGTACTTATGAGAAGGTAATCATTAATGGAAAGGAGCAAATCAAGGAGGATAAGTATGATGTATATTTCTCTACAAGTAGTAAGAGTGCAGAGATTGGAGGTATAAACTTTGATGCAACTGCTCTTGAAGACTTAGGAGATACAAGTGCATTAGGTACTCCTAAGAATCCTGAGGATATATACAATGAAATACTTGGACACCTTATCAAGTTCAATCTTCCTTTACAGGTCAGCACAAGAAGAATAAATGAGGGTGCATACAACAACAGATTGATAAACTCTAATATCCTTACTTCAAATATTACTGAGGCTTCAGTAAGAAGTAACTGGTTTACAACTGATTACTTTGATAATGAAGGTAATCTTCATCAAGCTATAAGTCCAGCTTCTGTAGCTCCTCAACCTAAGAGGAAAGTAGAAACTCCTGTAGGTGGTACTGAGGGTGCTATTGCAGGCACAAGAATAGTATCTGTATTCTCAAATAAGCCATACTATGTAGACTTAAAGACAAACACTATCAGAGATGACCAAGGCAGGACTGTAGAAGTTACTGACAGTAATAGAATATTGTTTGATTTAGCTTGGGCACAAGATAACTTCGGGGATTCTACTAACTCTTCAATGATGGTAGATAACAAGGTTCTTACTCCTGATGGTAAAGTACTTGATAGAAGCAAGCAGACATATCTCAGTGGTCAAGAGGCACAAGATGTTAAAGATACTATTGCAGGTAGAAAGAAAGAAAAAGAGGACAGGGTTGCAAAGTCTAAGGAGGTTATCAGTGAAATATATGAGAACCAAAAGAGAATAGACAAGACAAGAACTGATGGAGAGTTTTATTATGTACTTGAAGATGATGGTGAATATCATCAGTATAGTAGAGTACATAGCAGATTAGGCTCTAATTGGGTAGAATCTGACAAGCAGACAAAGGCTCTTGAATTAGCAAGACTTAATCTTAGCAAGTTTGTAGATAATCCTACTCAGTATGAGAATTACCTGAAATACTTGGAGAACAAGTTTAAGGTAGACTTGACTGCCTACAGAGGTAAGACTGATGCCAAGAGTAGAGATACTATTGTGAATATAGTAAGAGACAAGATGTCTGGTACTAATTCACAAAGGGCACTTGATGCTGGCTCAGCAATAGATAGTATTATCAGACAGTACTTTACTATAAGGGATGTATCTAAGATAGTGAAACCATCCAATATGTCAGAGAGTGCTTTCATAGATTTGATTACTACTCTTAATAGGGTTAAGTCAAATATGGAGCAAATGGGAGAAAGATTCCTTGCTGACAATATTGTATTATTTCAAAAGTATCCTGATGGTACAAGAGTTGCAGGAGAGGTTGATATTCTCTCTGTTGATAAGGATGGTAACTTTAGGATATATGATGTAAAGACAAGTAGATACAGCTTCTATGACTTTACAGACAGATATGGTCATAAGGTTAATTACTTTACTACTCCATCTGCTACTCAGAGGATGAGTGCAAAGGATTACTATACTTTACAACTTTCTGCTTACAAGAACTTATTTGAATCTCAGTATGGTGTACCAGTTACTAAGTTAGCTGTAATGCCATTTGTATTGAGTTATGATAAGGAGAATGTATCAGCAGTACAAAGTGAAAGGGGTATTCCTATTGCATACAATCCTGCTGTTAATGTGCCTTTAGCAAGTGCAGTTAAAGTAGATAAATCTACAGAAACTCCTGCTACTCCAGCACAAGCTCAGACAGTATTACCTATCTTTGAGACTTCATTAGAGACACAGAACCCTATTGAAGATTTGACACCTGAACACAGTATGAATAATGCTGATGAGGGAGTAGGTTACTTTGAGTTGGATGGCAAATTACATAAAGGGTATTTAACTCCTATTGCAGGTATTACAGAAGTAGATGTCCATATAACCAAGGTTCCTAATATAACCAAGGGATTTGGCAGACAGGGAGAAGAAGCTCATGTAGCTTCAAATAATTACTATGCAGTATTCCCTAATGGTAAAACATTCTTACTTATAAAGAATAACCCTGTACAAGGAGGTATGAGTGAATCTCAAGTTGAGGATTCTATGAGAAAGGCTTTATTAGGTAATCCTCAAAGAATGAAAGACTTAGCATCAGAAAAGACTATATTGTTTGACCCTGATGCAGTACCTACTGTAAGTGTTGCTCCTATTACTACTGTAGAGACTCCTGCAACTATTAATCAAGGTAATACCCAGACAGGTGCTGCCTATACTGCTCAAAAGGAACAGGCAATAAATGACCATGATGAAGAGTTTGAGGATGAATTTACTTTAAGAAGAGTAGATGACACAGAAGCTACAGTATGGAATCAGGAAAAGGAACTTAATTGGTTAAGAAGAGTACTTCCTCAGTTAAGTGAAGGTGATAGAGTTAAGGTAGTAAAAGGTCTTATCAAGGTTGCAGGTAATGGTCCTTTAGCTTGGGGTCAGTTTGACAAAGGTGTAATTACATTATCTGACATAGCTGCTGAGGGTACTACATACCATGAAGCATTCCATGCTGTATTTAATCTTCTTCTAGACAGTAATGAGAAACAAGCATTATTGGCTGAGGCTAGAAAAATGTATGGAGATAAATCTGACTTAGACCTTGAAGAGGATATGGCTGAAGGGTTTAGAGAGTATGTAATGAATAGGGAAAATAGAGGAATAGGTAGAAAAATACTTGACTTCTTTAAGGAGTTATTTGCAAAAGTAACTAATTGGAAATACTTAAAACCTTCACTTATTAATTATTATAGAATGATTAATGAAGGAAAATATATCACTGAACCAATATTACTAAGTACAGAAGGTAAGTTATCAGGTAAAAGACTATGGCACACATCAGATAGTGTAATATATAGATTTGAAAAAGAAATGAATGATGGGTACTTTGCAAAACATGGAGGCTCTTCAAGAGCAATATTTTTTGCTGATAGAGCACCAGAATCCCAATCTTTCTTATCAAATAGAAAATACCAAAATCAGTATGACGTGCAATTAGGTAACTCATACATAGTAGAAGATGTGACTAAAGGAGAATACAACCAAGATAATAAGCATAATGATATGCAAAAGCATATACAATATGCTTTAGATAATGGGTATGATTCTGTTATATTTAAGAATATGTATGATAATATGATGTATGGAGATATTTATGTACTATTTGACCCAATGAGAATTAGGTATATAGCAGGACAGGATAAAACTAATGTTGATTATGGTCCTCATAAATTTTCTGATTTGCCTAAGGAGCAATGGAAAGCATTAGTTAAAAAAGGATGGACTGAAGAACAATGGAATAAAATATCTCAAGAGGAAAGAGACCAAGCTGTTAAGTGTATAGCCTTTTAATCAGTAGGGTGAAATTTTTTATTAGGGGGTAACAGAAATGTTACTCCCTTTTATTTTATGTAAAAAAAAAAATAGGGAGAGGAGTAAAACTTAATTTACTCACTCTCCCTATTTGCTTTATTGCTTAAAGAATGGAATACCTTCCTCAGGATGCAAACCTCTATAAATAGTTTTGTTCATTGGAATAAGTGGAGATTCAAAGAATAGTCTTGTTGCCTTAGACTCCCCTTCATATCTTCCTGACTGTATCAAAGCATCTTCTCCAGCAAATACTTCATAATTAAATGGATTTATAAGTCCAATTAAATCAAGAGTATTCTCAAGAGTATTAATGCCAGCAGCAGGAGACTTTATAATCTTCAATCCTTCTCCAACCATCTGAGGTCCAGGAATCAATGAACCTAATTCAGTGTATAATCTTCTTGCCTGATATTCTGCCATCTTAGCCAACCAAGGTCTATCCTTGTCATCTGACCAATCCATGAGACCAAGTACAAGTGCTACTGCCAAGAAGTGCCCTACCTCAGTTGCAGCTCTTTTGATGTTTGCTTTCTCAGTCTTAGTAAGTTGGTTCCAATTTGCAGCTAATGCAAACTGACCTTCTTTCAATTCCTTAGCAAGCTGCATCAAGAACCTACCTGTGGTATTATAGTAACCTTCTGTCCATGCTTGCAAATCATAGTTATATGTAGCAGACTTGAATCTCCTATTTAGGCTTGGCTTTATCCATTTCCTAAACATAACACCCATTCTACCTACAGCTAACCTTTGCACTGCACTTCTGTCAGCCTTATTGTAAATACCGTGCATTCTCTGATTTATAGCAGCAGACTTTCTACTGAATGCTATAATATCATCCCTTGTAAATGCAGAGCCATCTTCCTTAGTATAACCTTGCTTTAACTGCAACTTAGCACCTAACTTCTTGTTGTTCTTATCTATAGGAACCACCTCCATAGCATCCCATAAGGAAACTATTTTACCATCAGGAGCTTTCATCTTATAAGCATCTGCAAGTGCTAATGAAGTTCTATTCTGCATCCAATGCTCACCAGCATTATTCATAAGGAACAGGGCAGAAGTACCAAACATTCTACTGAACCAAGTCTTTCTGTCAAAATTTACTTCCTTAACATCAGTTTCATACTCCTGCATTACATTGAATAATTCATCCCACAAAGCAAGTTTGCTTGTCTTGACTCTATTACCAATCTCTGCAAGAAATTCAGGTAATGCTTGACCATAGTTTCTATCAGCCCTTAGAGTATTAGATTCATTAAAGAACTCTCCAGAGAAAGATTCAATCCTCATCATAACTCCACCAGTAGCCACATTGGAAATACCTGATAGTACATTGACAGCTAATGTATTAAGAGAAGTCATCCTATTAACAAAGTTAGCCACCTTTCCTTTATCAATTTTAGTATTACCAAATGTGCCTTCATCAGCCATATATCTACCATAGACTTGCATCTCAAAGAAGTCATTTAGTCTTTGCATGAATCTTGTTTCATCACCAGACTTAGTGAGAGTAGATTCTACTCTTCTACCTACAGACTTAAATTTCTCAACCAGTGGTTTACCACCTCTTGTCTGTATAATCTCCCTCTCCTTTAGCATATCCCTACCAAGCTCAAGAACATCAATTACTTTATTCATTTCATTGAAGTCATTAGCCATAGCTGCATAAGCTGTGAGAGTAGATACTATATCAGTAGATAGGTCATTAGGGCTTTCACCCTCTTTCATCTTAGTATAGTAGATAGGAAGTACTTGCACCTCTTTACCTTCAAAGTCCTTTACTGTAGCCCTATCTCCAAACTCAGTGTCATCTGTTCTTCTAATGAATTGGTCTTTAACAGCTTCCCATACTTGTGTACTACCTGACTTTACACCATCAGATGCCTTTACTCTTTCAAGTAGGTCCTTTCTAATTTTAACTGCATTAGTTAAGGTAGTGTACTTGTCAGGAAGGTATGAATCCAGCTTAGCTTTTATCTCCATAATCTTGTTGTAGTACTCTTTCTGGGCAGGATTCAAGTTCTGATAAGCCTTATTGCCATAGATTGATACTTTAGGTTGCTTCTTTCCATTGACTACCTCCATATTAGCATCAAACCAAGCTTGTCTCTCCTTTCTGTACTTCTCTGCATTATCTCCTACAGGATTCTTACCATACTTCTCATTAAGAGACTTGAACATTTCCCTGACTTTCTCTTTGAATAGACCTTGGTTAATTTCAGAGATATAATTACCTGTAAGATTACCTTTACTGTCTCTTTCAAACATCCAATCAGTGTTCTTAACTCCAGCTTGCTCTAACTTAATGGTGGCAGCTTGAAGCTCCTTCATAACATTGATAGTCTCCAACCTTGCATTTTCTTTACTCTTCTTGGCAGCTTGGTCCATAACTTTCAGCATATAATCTGAAGAGTCTGCCATAGAATCAAGCCATCTGTCAAAGAAAGATATGTCCCTGTCAGCTACCTTAACCAAGTCTTCAGCAGTCATAGTCTTACCTTTGAACTTACCAAAAGGAACAGTTATACTCTCTCCTACAAAAGGTTTAATGAAATCAACAAAGAGAGGCATTGCCACATTGTTGTATCTGACAAACAAGTCTCCAAGTAATGTAGTTGTATTGTCCAATACTACCCTTACTCTCTGACCATATCTATTGTCTGCATACTTCTCTTCATCAATAAGAGCCTTCCTAATATCATCAGTAATATGCTTGTAACTATACAAGTAGTTTCTGACATCTCTTAGTACTCTGGCTCTTTCATTAACATTAGTAGCAGGTGTATTCTGTAGCATAGTAAGTCTGTCACTTACCTTAGTCAATTCTTCAAGAGCATTCTCTACAAAAGTATAAATACCCTCAATCTCATTGTTATCAGCTAATTCAATATCCAATCTGTCAATGAGTAACCTTTGATTAGCACTAAACTGGCTATTAGGATTTCTCTTTTCATAAATCTTCAATCTCTTCAACTCATTCTCAATGATTCCTTGAAGTAACTTCTTATCTCTTGCCACTCTTTCTGAGGTACTGTAAAATACCCCACTTGAAGCTATATTGCTAACATCAATAGCCTCATCCATACTACCATCAAGGATTTGCTGTGCTAAAGAACCAAAGTTCTTATCAGCCTCCTTCATGGCTCTTTGTATGGGACTTGCACTAATATTCTTAAAGAAACTCTTAACTGCTTGGATTACTCTTTGCAGTAGATTCTTATAAGGAGCAGATGGGATATTCTCACCTTGAAGAAGGTGTTTTGCAAGCAGTTTACCCGCAGCTTCTTTTGCCAACTTAGTCTCATCACTATGATATAAAGTATCATAGGTATCATAGTCCTCACCTATAATTTCTCTTGCCAGTCCATTGGAAGATATATTATTGATAAGTCTTGTGATAAGTGGATTATCCCCCATAGCTTCAATGGCAAAGTGTGCAAATTCCTCAGGAAGTGCTCTTTCACCTTGAATACCATTAGCAAGCCTAATCATTTCAACAAGACCATTTGCTGCATTTCTTGCAACATCAAAATCAGTCACACCATGAACACCCATTCTCTTTTCAAGGTCAGTCAAAGCACCTATCCCTATTCCATGAGACTCAAGAATACCCCTCAACCTGTTATTAAGGTTTTCATTGTATTCCATCTTATCTGCATTAATAGAGTTAAGCCTGTTTCTTTTCTCAACCTTTATTCCAATGAATATCCTTGGAGATTCAGTGTCTTGTATCTTGATTATATTAGCCACATAATCATCTCTAAACTCAGAGTTTTGATTAAAAGCTATAGCCCTTTGTTTCAACATTTGATAGTTTACATCACTATTGACATACAGGGCAGGTCTATCCATTCCTTTCTTATAGTACCCTATTTCTCTATTAAGCCTTTCAAGTACCTTAGTCTCAGGAATAACATCACTAAGATTAGTTTGTTTTAGCAAACTCCTTAATGTTGGTTCATTGTTTTCATCTAATGTTAGCCTTGGATTCCAGTCTCTTATAAAAGAGTCAGCTTTTGTAATAAGATATAGTCTTGTAGCCTCACTTCTATTGTTTGAAGTGAAGGACAGCAAGTCCTTAAATAACTTGCTGTCCACTACTTGACCATTTCTATTCTTTACCTTTGGAATAATTGCACAACTTCTTGCCATATCTTATAAACTATATAATGTTGGAGCACCACAAATACTATCACCATTCTCATCCTTATACTCTGTGTTAGGCTGAATAGCTGTTACATCATCAGCCTTTGGAGCAGAAGTATCAAGAGGAGTACCATATACCTGTTGGAAAGCATTAGTATCTACCTCTGGAATAGAATCCCAATACTCTTGAGGCATATCTTGATAATCAGGAGCAGAATCATAATCTATTTGAGCATCGCCAAGGTCAAATCTTGATAATGTATCTGCATAAGGGTCATAATCTTTCCTGTTCTTATCAATTACAGTTTCCATCTCTTCCACATCCTTACCATATTCATATTCAATAAAGCTGTTTCTGAAACCTAATGGTTCAATCCTTTCATAGGTTGCAACATTAGTTTGTTCAGTACCTAATGAAGTCAGTTTGTAATAGACATAGTTTCCTCTAATTCTCTTACCTATATACTTAAAGAAGTCATAAGCAGGACCATCAGGAGTATCTATCCTTTTCTTGATAACTTTCTTATCTCCAAAGGTAGCATTATCATCAATCACAAATGTAACTTCATCCTTAACTTCATTATCCTCTCCTATGAACTGGACAGAGGCTGTATCAGGGATTTCAGGAACCACCTTTCTGTTATCCAAGTGGTTATAGACATATTGGTCTACAAATTGGCTATAATCATCACTTGATGACAAGAGAGTTCTCAATGTACTTATGTACTCTGGGATAGCATTTCTCACTGCCACAGGTGCCAAATGGATGAAGGTTGAAGGTCCAAATGCAAAGCCATTTCTATAATAGCTATATCTGAATAGATTAAGAGCAAGTTTCTGAGCTTCTGGGTTACTCATATATAATAGAGATGCCCAATCTCTCATATATCTTTCTCTCAAAGTAGGGCTTAGCTGACCTACATTCTTAAACACTACTGTGTCTACAGGATTACTGTCATTTGCCCTAATTACCTTGAGTCTCTTAATAAATTCAAGGTCAGCTATATCCTCATTATCTGTAACCACTCTCTTGAAGTATTCAGGGAAATTATTGATGAAATCCTTTCTCTTATCAGAGGAAGTCACAATAATATCACCTACTTCTGAGTCAGGGTTTACAATCAATTCAGAACCAAAGAATCCATTCTTTGACATGATATAGGCAAGCAGGTCATTATAAATACTATTCATAGTCTTTACATTCAACTTACCAGTCTTTGTCATGTCTCTAAGGTCATCAATTACAGTTCTGAATGATTCAGTATATTGAGGGAAATAAGACCCTAACATTTCTTCTGTTTTCTGCAAGCCAAGAGTATAGAAAGCCTGTAAGAAAGGAAGAGGAGCTGACAATAGTCTTTCTCTTAGAGTGTCAGTGTCAGGATTGTCTGATAACAGACCATCAAGTATTACATTGGCATTCTTCAATGGGAACTTGTCATTACTCTCTATTTGGTCTAACAGGTCTTTTACTTTCTGCATCTTCAACTCTGTATCTGCAATAGTAGGACCAGCAGCACCTCCTTGAGTATCAGACCTTGTAGCCTGTACTAACTGTCCCAAAGCATCAGCAGAGTTCATAATTCTCTTGAACAAATATCCAACTGCAACTTGTTTCTGATAGAACTCAATCTTCCTGAAATCAGAAGTCTGAGACCTGTCAGTAACAGCTTCCTTAGCAAGCATTATGTTATCTGCAAGCTCTTCAATGTAGAAGCTATTATTCTTGTAGTTATCATAAGTCAAGTCATTATTAAGAGCAGCCTTCTCCTTATACTTATCCAGTACTTCATCAATGATGGTATCTTTACCTTTACCTTCTCTACTCTCTCTAAAATAGGTCTGAGTAATCTCTTGAACTATAGGCTGCATCATTAGCAGACCTATCTCAATAGGATTATAACCTAATCTTGAAAGAAGCATAGAAGCATCAGCAGTGAAAGTATTCTGATTAAGTGCTGCAAGCACAGGGTCTTTAACATTATCCACAGAAGCAGCCAAGAATCCAGCATTATTCTTTGAGATAAATTCCTTGTCACCATTCATAATATCATGTAAAGATGTAAGTCTCTTTCCATTCAATACAAATGAGCCATTTTCTTCATCCAAAGCTAACTGAGTATGTTGCATCAAAGCATGGTTTGCATTATGGTTGGCATAAATACCAATCAACTTAGCACCAGTCATGTTTTGTTGATGTAACATTACTTGAGTTCTTGGTGATAATGGGTCCATCTTGACCTTTGTTTTCTCTGCCAACTTATCAAGAGTATCAAGGTCTAAGTCAAATAGGTATGAAGCAATAGACTTAGGATAAGATTTTCCACCTTTCTGTACAGTCTTATTAAGTTCTATACCCATATCCTTTAATGCTTGAGCCAAGTCACTCTCATAAGAATCATTGAGAATAGTCATTATTCTTGCAGACTTCTTCTGATAATCAAAACCACCTGGATTAAGAATCTTTGAAGCTGTATCTGCATTAGTCAAGACTCCATACATCATATCTATCAGCAAGTTATTTCTTGCCTCAAGACTATTTTCCTGTGGAGATTTATTGAAGTCATACTTTACCTTTACAATCTTACCCTTACCCTGAGAGTATTGCTTTCTTCTTGACTTGAACCACTCCTTGAATCTGTCCCTTGCAGTTTCAGAGAACTGGTACTTTCTGACACCTTGGTCTTGAACAAACTCAATATAATCATCTATATCAAGCTCATCCTCAGGGTGTTTTCTTTGATAGTCTTCAAAAGCAATTCCTATGTTCCTATCAATTTCTTCTACAATGTCAGCATTAGCTGGGTCAGTATAGAAGTCATCCCAAGCATCCTTGATTCTATACCTATCCAGTATTCTAAACTCTGGTAACATGATATACATCTTATCCACATCAAAGTCAGAACCTGATAGAGTAGTAATCTCAGCAGGAAGCATGATTGCAGAACCATTCTGTTGAGGAAGGAATCCCTTAATATACAGAGGAGCCATTGAATATTTATCCTCCGTTGGAACTCTATATCCAATCAACTTTCTCAAATCCTCAGGAAGTTTAGTTACATCAAGCTGATGAGTTACTGGGTCCATAAGAGGCTCATAGAACTCTCTACTATATGCAGGCATATAACATTCAAGATACATGATAGACAACTCACCTTCCTTTTGGGCATTCTTGACAAATTCTTCATAGCTTTCTCTTGTAGCATTAGGATACTTCTTTTTGTAAAGTTCGTAATTCAAAGGATTGCCATTCTTGTCTTTGAATACAATACTCAGTTGGTCAGTTAAGCCATAATCAGATACCTGAATTAAAGCTCCTCCTCTAATCTTCTGTTTAGTAATTCTACTCTTGATTACACTATTAAGAAGTGTCTGTACTCTTTGAGATTGTACAGGGTCAAAGAGAGGTATATTGAAGTTATTGTTCTCATCAAGAGTACAAGCCCTCATCATATCCATACCATATCTTTGATTACCTCTTATCTCTTCAAGTAAGATTTCTTCTACCTTCTTTGGGTCTTTGAATATCTTATCTACATCAGCAAATGCTTGAAGAATATTCTCAGTATTGATGGCATTATATAGGTCAAGCCACTCTTTCTTAGTCATCTTCTTACCATTAACCTCAATGATTGTATCATCAGAGATGTCAGCAGTAATTAGCTTTCTAATCTGAGTACCTACCAACTGAACAGCATCAATAGCATGTTCAGGAGTTGCAGTCTGAATACCATAATCTTCATAAGATACCTTATGTACCACATTAGGATTCTCATTACCAAATCCAATACCTGTAGTATCTTTAAGTCTTTGGATTACATCAGCTTCAGTATTTACATCATTCAAATCTATTACACCCTGTTTCCCAACTTTAGTGGTAGATTCAAACTGAACTACATCAATCTGATTATCCTCCATAAACTTATTTATGGCTTTCAGCTTGCCTGACCTTCCTAAAGGACCAGCAATTAGTTCGTGCATAGCAAGTAATAGGAACTCTGAGTTCTTATGTTGTACAGAAGTCTTAATTCCAGTATGACCTTTAATGCCACTGTTATTATTGACTTGTGTATAAACATAAGGCTTCTTAGTCTGCCAAATGATATTGAAGTCTTTAATATTCCAATCTCCATTCTTGAAGTTGTTATATGCCTGCTCCATATCATCTGTCCACTGACCTGACATGCCAAGTATTGCTCTATAAGAACTTAAACTTCTATATGCTTGGGCATCTGCTACATTCACATTCTTAAACTTGTAGATGATATTATCCCTGTCCATCTTTGTCATCTCACCCTTCTTGACTCTTTCATCAAGAACAGCTGTAATATCTTCAAGTACAGAAGATACTATCTCATCATCCTTCAAGTAGATGGTTCTTTCCCAATCCCTACCAATTCTCTCACCTTTATAAGTAGCCTTAGTATTCAGTCTAAGAGCAGGAGCATGAACCTCCTTATATCTCTTCTGAAAGTCCTCAAGGTTCTTATAGAAAGCAAGGTCAGTGGTAGTAAGCTGGATAATTTGTGAAGTAGCTAACTTACTGTTCCAATAGTATTCTCTAAGTGCATCCTTAGCATTATTCTTAACAAACAGACTTCTTGAGATTGACTGAGCATCTTTCAACTCCATCTCACCTCTTGTTGCCTTATCTGTGAGTAATGCCTTGATTTGCTCCATCAGACTATTGGCTTCCCTGCTATCAAAAGCACTATTATTGTTATAGGCTCTAAGCATTAGTTCCATATTGGTATTCCATAATGAACCTAAAGCATCCTTAGCCTTAATGAGTGCCTTTGCAGTTATTGCATTCTGCTTGGACTGACCCTCAAAAGGAAGATACTTGTACTTACCATTAGGAAGCTCATCCAAAAGTCCCACCCTCATCCAATCTCTGTAGGTCTGTTCAAAACCATCCTCCATCATGTCATTAAGAGTAGTTCTCAAGAAGTTTCTTAATTCAGCACCAGTACCCTTGGATTTAAGTCTGCTTAGCCTATCAATAAATGTCTCTCCATTGTCATATCTGAGGTTATTAAGTGCAGGAAGGAACTTAAATTCTGCACCTCCCATACTCTTTATACTCCCATCTTCCTTTCTGACAATATCATAGTTTGCAATAGGTTCTACACTCTTATTTCCACTCTGATAAGCCTCATCTCTTTCTCTAACCAGCATAATTCTGTCATACTCTTGATTAACCAAGTCTACTAACTTGTCAAGGATAACATCATCATAGGTTCTCTTCTTACCATTTTCATCAAGCACATCACCTGTTGTGTACTTTCTGAATCTGATAAACTCAGCAGAAGGACTATCTGAAAGAATAGGAACATGATACCAAGCATACTTTATACTTGACTTTGCAGAATCAGGGTCTCCCCAGTACTCTGTAAGAAGGGCTAAAGTATAGTCCAAGTCATCCCAATTAGTATAGTCTACCTTATCAGAGTTCAATACTACTTTATGGTTAAGACCTCTTCTTAATTCATCAGACTCTGCAAGCTGTCTTAGCCAGTCATTTCTCCAATGACCATCCTTAAAGAACCACTCATAATCCTTGAACTCAGTCTGCATAAACTGTTCAAATCTCTCCTTGTCATTCATAACATTCTTGAGATTCTTAATAAGTTTACCTAAGTAGTTAGGAGTAACATGAGAATAGTAGGACTTATCATTCTCTCTAACACTACTTTCAATAGCATCCTCAGTTACTTCTGCCATCATACTTGCAATCATGTTGTAAGCAGAGCCAAAAGTATTGATAAGGTCTCCTCTCTTCTCAGTACCATCCTCCCTTGTCTCAGACTTGACTTCACCTTTCTTAATACCACTGAATATAACATTCAATTGTGGTAAAAGAAGCATAATTGGGTCAGTAAATGTGATACCTGGAGCTGTCTTTATATCAGTTAATGCAGTCTTCAATACAGAAGGATTAGCATCAATACCTAACATATGAAGTAACTTCATTATGGTACTCCATACATCTTCTCTCTCCAAGAGTTGAAGTCTGGATTCTGTATCAAGGTTCTGGAACATATTGTTCAATGTCTCAGTCCATTGTAAACCTTTAGCTGCATTATCCTTGTTTATTTCCCCATTCTTCTCATACACACTATCATCATCAAGCTGTACTCCATTCTCATAGTTATCTCTCCAAGCATCAAGGAGATAATATACACCTTCAGGCTTATTAATGGCAATAGTTTCCATCTTGAAAGTGCCATCAGGCATCATCTTCTTCTTTTGAATCCAGTAAGGTATGAAATCCTTCCTGAAATCTTGGTAGAATTGAGAGAACAAAGTCTCATCACCTTGAAGTAACTTGGTTACTTGCTTAACCCAAGGCTTGATTCTTTGCAAATCCTGCATCAAAGGAAGCATATCATCAGAGTTAATCATGTTCCTTAACTTGTCAATGAAAGTAGCATGAACATAGTCAGCATCAAGGTATCTTGTGAAACCTAAATCATCCTTTTCATACTTGCCTCTATAGTCAAGTTTAGGTACTTGTCTGATTACTTTTCTTACAGCTTGTGACAGAGACTCATGTGAACTTACCTGTCTGAAATTAGTCATCCATCCATCCTTATAAGCCTCTTCTTGTCTCCAATCCTCTGCTTCATTATCTACCTCACTGTTACCATCAGGGTCATCATCATTGAGGTTTGCATCAGCAGGTGCAATGTAGTTAGGGTCTATCCTAATACCCTCAGTCATTACAAGTAAAGTACTTGCTTCTTCAGCAAGAGCCTTGTAGACATAAGGGTCATCAACTATCTTCTTATACTCCTGATTCTTATAAGCAGCTTTCTTCTTGGCAGCTTCTAATTTCTGCTCATCAGAGAACTTATCTGCACCTCTCATAGAATTGATTGCATTAAGTTCTTGCTGTATTCTGCCCTCTTCTGTATCTTGTACATAAGAATTGAAGATGTTAGCTACTCTCTTGAATATACCAGCAGGAGTGTACTTCTTTATAGCAGAGAATCTATCCAAGCTATTAAGCTCAGCCTGTAATTCTTCCTTCTCCACACCACTGGCATCATCAATTCTTCTCTTCAAAGAATCAGTCATTTCCTGCAAGGCATTATCAACTTCATTACTGAAGAATCTTGCAATAAGTGTCACTCTATCTCTTCTTGTTCTTGGGTCAAAGAGTAAGTCCACCTTCTGCTGCTCTTCAACAGAAGTAACCCTTGGAGTATTAAAAGAACTGCTAAGTGCCTCATCAAGAGTAGTAGCTTTAGTTTCACCATTTTGACTATTAAGTATCTCAGCCAAAGCCCTTGCCTGACTTACTCTCGTATTAGCAAATTGGTCAGTGAGAGTCTTACCTGCTGACTTGGCTCTAAGCTCATCCATTAACTCAGGGTTTTGCCTTGCCCATTCTTGCCATAACGGTAAATAGCCCTCAGTATAAGAGAAATCTTCAAGCTTTTCTCTTGATAGATTGAATCTTCCAGTATCTACCCACTCCTTACTGAATACTATATTAGTAGGAATAGAACCAGCTTTCAAGAACATATCTATCATCTCTAACCCTGTATAGCCATTGAGAGATGCTCTATCAGTATTTCTATAAGCTACCTTAAATTGTTTATCAGGATTTTGTCTTGCAGTCTCATAGAGTTTCTTGATGCTTTCAATAATCTGTTCAGGAGATATGCTTCTGAGACTGTTATTCTCCTTTACTCTAAGGTCTTTAGTAGGCAAAGCATAGGCATTGCCTTGTAACCCCTCTCCTTGACCATAGATAGCACCAAATTGCTCTCTTGCAACTTTAGCAGCTCCAGCACCATGCCTACCTTCAGGATTACTGCCGAATACAAATATAGTATTTGCATCTGGAGTAATGTTCCCAGTATAACTACTCACTGAAGTCCTGTACAGTTTAGAGTCTTTAGATGGAGCTTGACCTTTTCTACTCTTCTTAATGACAGATTGGTACACATCTTCAATAGTTCTGCCACCTACATCAATACCATCTATAACAGTGCCTTTCTTGAAGGTAGCTACAAGAGCAGAAAATCTTTTATCTCCTCTTGTAGAAACTTCATAGCCATTTTCAGCAGTTCTTGCCCATTTAGAGGGAATAGCTTTTCTTATTTCCTTAATAAAATCATTGAGTTCACTACCTAATGGAATATCCTCAATAGACTTATTATTCTTTTCCTGCCACAGTCCAACCAAGTTAAGTATTGATTGCTCTGTCTCATTAGGAAACTTCTTAGCTAATTCTCTAATTTCTGGTGTTATAACTAAACAACTCATATAATTAAAAGTATTATTTGTGCAAAGGTAAGGAATTTAATTGTAATACACAAGGTATTATGGGAAAAAGTAAAGGGAGAACAAGTATTTCACTTATCCTCCCTTATAGGAATTATTCAACTATATATTTGACGCCATCAAAGATTAAATATTTAATGGTGTTGATATTGACAGGTCTAACTCCAGACTCTTTATCTGTTTGTTGTATGTCCATATCAATGCAGTTATATCTGCCATCCCTTGATTCAAACTGAATCTTGTAGCCTCTAAGAACTCTATCTTCACCTTCTTCATAAGGAAGTACAGGGTTATTAACCAGCTCAGTAATAAGATTCTTTGCTGCATTTGCAACACCTTTCTTATTGTTCTTAACTGTGTCAATACTATTTGAGAACTGCTCTACAATAGCATCAATCTCTTCCTGTAACTTCCTCTTACTCTTAGGCTTATCCTGCTTCTTGAAGCATACAGTAAATACTTGACCAGAGTGTATCTTTTCAAAGATACTCCTAATACCAAGAGTACCATCCTTCTTATCTTCCTTAGTTACTTTTACTGTAGTTTCAAACAGGTCAGCAGAGTTAGTATAGTTCTTCAAATAGCTCATACCAATCTGAACCTCTTCACCACTCTCAAAATGAGTAAGCCAAGCATTAGAGCCTGACACTTTATTCACAATATAGTGAGAACTCTCACTAATAATGGAACCTTGCTTTAACTGATTTATTTGCTCAATCATATCAAATAAGCTTTTCTATATTAGACATAAATGTTTCAGCCTTCTGCTTAGTAACACCAATAGTTTTGATGTCTTCCTGCAATGCAGCAATCTGAGACTCCTTCTTTGCAATCTCTGACTCCATTTCTGCATGGAGATTACTTGCATTCTCATGTGCAGTCTTAAACATAGACTTAATGCCTGCCATTCTTTCACTGAAAGATGGTGTAGCTACAACTGATTTCTTCATACCAGAAGCCATACTTTTTTTTTTTAGTTATTACTTATCAAATGTCCACTTTCATCATAGTCAGTACTTCTGTATCTCTTCAAGTCCTGCTGATATTTCTCTGTATTTGCATAGCCGCAAGGATTCATAAATTCAGGACAGAATCCCCTATAGATACACTCTGGAACCATCTTATCTGCCATTACTGGGTCTACTTCCCTAATAGCATCTTGTACCTGTTTCCAAGCCTCTCTTGTTTCCTTAGATGCACAATTGCACAGTCTCTTTCTTGATATACTTATCAAAGCCTGAGCATTGGCTGTCATATCCATATCATTTGTTGCACCTTGGGGCAGCTCATTCCTCGAAGATACATTATACTCATCTAAGATGGCTCTTCTATCTCCCCTTTGAGTATGAACAAACTTTTCACAGCCTTCATGGTGTCTTACCAAGTGTGTAGTAACCCACTGCATAATATCAGCCCAAGTCCACTCATACTCAAGCAGTCTGATAGGACTATGCTCAGCTAAAAGCATCTTAGCTTCCCAAGATTTAGAAGGTTCTTTATCTAAAGGTGCTTTGCCTATAGTTCTCCTTGCTGCATTTAATGCTCTCTTCCAAAGAGTAACCATTTCCATTCTAATAATTTTACTCATTGCAGAACTCTTTTAATTCTTGAACACCCAACAGGCCACTATGTCTTTTTACAACATTTCCCTCATCATCTACTAAGATGAGAGTAGGTACTGTTCTCACCTCATACTTGGCTATAACATCATAGCCCTCTACAGATTGAACATCTATACTTTCATGTGGAATACCTGCAAGTTGGAGATTGCTCTCCAGTGTCTTACAAGGTCCACAAGTTCTTGAATAAATCTTTAATACTTTCATTATACTTCTTTAAGTTTAGTATGTTTACCACAATCTTCACACCAACACTCAGCATTATCAGTTATGTCATCTACATACTCATTAGTATTAGCATTTACCCATGCCTGTACCTGAATATTGGGGCTACCACATTCACTGCAAACATATCTATGGCTAAGACTGTTGGGGATGTATAAAACAGTTCCCATTGAGTTCTTATGTATATCTACATCAGGAAATGCTTTATGAAAGGCTTGTAGGTTAAAAGGTCTCACAATGAGGTGAATACCTTGTTTAGTAGGTATTTGAGCATAGATATAGTCATATCCTACCTCTTTTAGTGACTCTATTGAAACATTAGAACCTTTCTTTTTCCAAGCCTCTGCATATAACTCAAAGAGTTTATCTGCAATAGCATTCATCATAGATACATCATCTATATCAACTACCCATTTAGGATTTCTTGACTTCAATTCCCCTGCTGCACTATTGAGTATTCTCCTTGGGTCTCTTACAGTACCATTCAGATTATACTCTGCTAACTTAGCAAGCAATAGGTCTTGCAGATTTTTGAAATCCTTTCCAGCTACATTGATATAGGCTCTTGCACCATAATGTTCACAGAGAAACACTACTTCTTCTTTCACTCTATCAAGATGCTCTCTACTTCTAATAAAGTAAGTTTTGATTGCACTCTCCTTTACTTTCTTGTTCTCACCCTTATGGTCTTTGGCTCTCTGAACAATTTGCAAATGAAAGAACATATCATTTGCTTCATTGAAGTAGAAAAGACTCTTGATTAATTCAAAGTTATCTATCATTATTCCTCAATCACTTCAAAGTCATCAACATTCCAGCCCTTTAAGTCAAAGATGGCATTGACCTTTCTCTTTGATTTAGGAGCTATATAATCCCAAGCTTTCTGAGGTAATACAATTTGCTCTTCAACTGCACCTTTAAGGTCACAGTTTGAGTAGTCTATATCCTCAAAATATTCACCATCTTCATCCTTTCCAGAGTCAGTAATCTCATAGTCAGATACCTTAATCTTTACAGTTTTACTAAGGGTGACACTTACTGTGACCTCAATTTCCCTTTCAGGATTATCAACCTGATTCCAGGGTGCATCTTTAGTATCTGCACCCATAGGATAATTATAATTGTCCATTATTTTTTTTTTCTTTCTTTTAATGTCTGTTATCAAGTTATTCTCTTTAATCAGTCTACGAGCAATTACACATTCAAGATTCTTAGGTATGCTGATATGCCTTCCCTTATCATTCACATAGATAGCATGGTCTCCATTATGTCTGCTATAATAGAAACCATTAAATTCCACTATCTTTATGAACTCTCTTGATGTATATTGTCTCATACTACACTTTCAGAATGTCTTTATACTTCTCATAAGTCTTTCTTATGACCTCTTCTCCTATTGGATTAGGTCTCTTTGAGTCCCTCTCTATACAGTCTTGAAGAGGTATAAAGAAGTCTTTGAATTCTATCTCATATTTAGATGAATATCTATGAGAAGGTATTTTGTTGTAAGTATCAACAATTTCTTGATAAAGCTGTATCTCTTTAGGATTGAGATTCATATTATCAATAACAATATCATACTCACCATTCATAGAAGATACAAGGAATTCTCTTTTCATAACAGAAATTATACTTTCTCTGCTAGGTACCCAATACTCACCTAACATATTTCTGATGTCATCATTGTTGAATCTTACTCTATGTTCAGGGTCTTCAAGTACCCATTGTTTGGCCCATGTAGTTTTACCACTACCTTGAATACCTCGGCATAAAATTATCTTTGGCATTGTCTTTCCTCCATGTATTCTTTATGTTCTTTACAGTACTCACTACCTTCCACAACAGGCTTCCCACAAAAGTGGCACCTCTTTTTAGCATTAAATCCTAATTCAATACTTGACTCTACTGAATCTTGGATTACTCCTCTAATAATACCAAAGGCAGTATTCAGTCTATCATTCTCAAGAGGTGTAAGTACTCCTTCCTCAAAGGGAAAGCCTACCATACCTTTTAACCTCCAAAGTATTCTATTCCTTTTTCTGCCATCTCAGTTGCTTCTCTGTCATATTATTTACTCTTGCTGACCACAGAGTTCAAAACTAACAAAGCATCTCTAAGGGTTTTCTTTTGAGCAGGAGTACAGTTACTTAATTCACCATACTCCTGTTCAAAAAGATATGACCTTAGATGGTTAGATAGTTTCAGAGTCTCTTTAGCCTTTGTTTTAACACTAACTTTAATCCCACTCATCTTTCTACCCTCCTATGATGGACTTAGAAAGGCTCAATGTACTCTGCATCAGGAAATGTAGCATAGACATCATCCCAAGCTGCATCTCTCTCATGCTCTACATCCTCATCATACCTATTATTATAGGTTTCTCTATGTCCATCTTTGAAATGAATTATAAATGTCATACTTCACCACCTAATTGCTTTATCCTGTCATTGATATACCATATAGCCTTCTTCAAATCCTCAATTTCCTTCTGATTATCTGTAAGGCTTGCGTCTTTCTTGAGACCAGCCCTCCACAGATACTTGATTGCATTTCCAATAGCAAAGCAATAATGCCTTGTAATCTCAATACATTCAATACCACTTGGGTGAGAGTTATAATGTTCAGGATGGTTTACATTGTCTATCTTTTGTTCCATTTTCCCAATCTATGAGTTTAACAAACTTGTCAAAGAAGTCCTTCCTATCTCTGACATACAAATGCTTAGTATTGTAATCCTGATAGATTAGTGCATCAAACCACTCACCAGTTGCAGGACATTTCATCCTGCATCTGAAAAGTGGTAAGTAATGATGACCATTCTTAGGATATACATACATCTTACTCCTTATCTCTTCCCATCTTAGTTTTACTACATACCACGCACCTATGGTACATAATACAAGTACTACTATAGGAATAGCTATTCTCCAAGTCTCCATATTAATGAACCCAACAAGGGGCAATTTCTGGCACAGCTTTAATAGTTACTTTCTTACAGAAGATTGCTGCTGCATATTCCATACACTCACTTAACTTCTTAGCTTCCTGCTCTGCAATTTCCTCAGGTGGTTCTATCAGATACTCATCATGTACATCATTAGGAATGAGGACTTTGAATATAAGACCATCATTAACCAAATGATTAAAGTATCTAATACCTGCTATCTTAGTCATTGCAGCAGCAGTACCTTGAGAAGGATAGTTACATGATTGATTATCAGAAGCACTCTTTCTCTTCCATAAGTGTTTCATCACTGACACATATACAGTCTCCCTGTTAATATCAATGAATCTTTCTTCTACCTTACCTGCCTTTTTAACCTTATATGAATACCTAACAGCTATTTCTTCAATAGGAACACCTTGGGCAAACTTCTTTGCAATTTCTTGCATGACAGATGGTGGAATCTCAGATATTACTCTGCCACTATCTCTTGCAGCTTTGTATATATCCCAGAAATCTTCCATACCATTCTTTCTCCTTTCAATACCTTTCAGTATAGGATAGTCATAAATATATGCCCTTAGCCCAGTTATCTTTGAGATTAGGATATAGCCTCTATTCCACATATCTCTCTTTTGTACCTTGAAATAGCTTGCTATACCATTAAATCTCTTGAAATAGTTGTTATAAATCTCAGTTGCAAAGTCCACAGGGATATTACAATTAGTTGCCATTGTAGGAGCCTGACCATTATAATTGAAACAGAACCTTGCCTTCTTAGCCAAATCTCTAAGGTCTTTTCTTACCTTCTTGACATCCTTCTCTGCAACCCCATCAAGGTCTTTAGGGAAACACATCTTGGCTACAAAGGAGTGTCCATCTCTTTGATTAGGGTCATTGTAGAATGCAATCCACTCCTTATCATTAGACAACTCAGTGAACACATGACCTTCTTGGTCTCCATAATCACAATCTACTAACAAATGTCCCTTTTCAGGTACAAATGCTGCTCTTGTTTCTTCTGTGGCTGGAAGCTGCTGAACATTGACACTCTTATCATTTGCCTGTGTAGGAGTGTCCTTGCTTTCATCTTCCTCCTCTGCAATATCATCATCTTTAGTCTTACCTCCTTTACCTTTTCCTCCTGAACCACAACTCAATCTACCAGTATCCATCATTTGATTGAATGTTGGGTGGATTCTTTGTGTAACAGGGTTAATGACATCAAGGAAGTTTTGACCAAAAGATGTTACTACCTTGAAAGCTGCTGAATATTCCAAGTATAAAGGAACAATACTACTCTTACTTGCCTGTAATTCTATAAACTTAGACTCCACAGACTTTTTCATCTTGCCTGTTTTCTTGTCTTTAACCAATAGGTCAAATCCAAGTTCTTCAAACAATCTGATTACCTGCTTGGAACTATTCCAATTAATAATACATTGAGGTCCAGTATCAAACTCAGAGAATAATGAAGGTTGTGGTATTACCACATACACATTATCTGCAAGTTTGGCTGGCTTACCTTTCTTGTAAGTATCATAGTTTCTTGCAATGAGGGAAGGGTCATCCTTTTTCATTACATAATCTACTACCCAATCATTAAGTTTCTGCTCAGCAATCCTTAACCTCTCTGCATCTTTAGCCATCTTAGCCTTCCACTTAACAGGGTCAAGTTTAATGCCACAATATTCAATATATGTAAGGACTCTTACAAACTCATTCTCAATATCAAGTGCCACTTTCTGACCCCTTGCATTGATAGTAACAAGCTGCAAGTTCATAATATCCTCAAGATGCACAACATCATTTGCTGCATAAACTATAACCTCTTCTGTCATACCTGCATGTATCTGCCCTCTGACAGTCTTGTCAAGATAGATATGTAAATACCTATCACAACAAGCCTGCAAGGACAAAGATACAATGCCAGGTGGGAATCCAAGAAATAGAATCTTCTCAGCTAAATAAGTATCATAGACATTTCTGACTACAATATGTTCCTTATACAGCCATCTTAAATCAAACTTTGCATTATGAATGATGAATAGTCTGTCACTTTCAAGATAATCCTTATACTGCTTGACATCAATAGTCATACAGTCTATCACAACTTGATTTTCCTTGTTACCAAGCTGAAGAGTAAGCAATTTACCTTGCCATATCTCTGTACCTGTAGTTTCAGTATCTAAACCTACTACTCGAAGAGGCTCTAATATTTTAAGAGACTCTTCTACAGAAATACATTTATACTTAGCATCAGGAAACTCAAATAGTTCTCTCTGACCAGTAACAAAATATATCATTACTCAAATGTTACAGTCCAACCATATCCTTGAATAAAGTCCACAGATTTGACAACTGCATTAGCTTCTTCAAGTTTACACCCAACTCTTATCATAGGACCACCTGATGGGTCAATAAATGTATAACTATTGCTACTCAAATAACCAACCCTTAAATTAGGAGAATCAGTTTTAAGTACATAAGTCTTTGATTCAGAACCATCAGGTTTAGGCATTTTCTTGAGATAGTTTACAGCTCCATATCTGGACCTAAGTTTTATAATATCTTCCATTATTTCTTAGAATAAGCAATAAGACTTTCAAAGTCAAAGACATATTTATATTTTTGGAAGAACAGACTGCCAAGGATACCATGAATCTGCACACCAGACTCTTCCTTAACAATAGCAAAGGCATCATCCAAGTTGTGAATACAGAAATCACCTACAAATTCTTGTCCCTTATAAGTGATTGTCATTTCACAGAACTCAGTATTTACCTTATTACCTTCAATTCCTGTCACATCCATGTCTTTTGCCTCTATCTTCTTATGGTCAAGAAGAGGAAGAATAGAGCTGTTGATTTGAGAGATATTACTTCCAGTGTCCAACAAGAAGTTAAGTTTCTTATCTCCATTAAGGAATGTTACTACAGGCAACTCTACCAAATCCATAGCCTCTTTGAAAGACATATTTACCCTTTTGCTCTGCTTGCAATAATCTTCTACACCATTAATGATGGTAGATAAGATGATTACTGCAAGCATAATACCAATTATTTCTAATACCATGCTTCATGCTTTTTTTTTTAGTTACTACTTGATGCCAGAAGTACCAAATCCTCCTCTGTTATCATCACCCAAGTCATCTACTTCCACAAGCTCAATACCTGAACTTAGCAGCCATTTAATCTTCTGCCACATAGTAGCTTTCTGACTAAGCTGTATCCTAAATTGACAGATTCTATCACCTGCTTCAATAGTGGTCTCTCTCATAGGAGAACATACATAGTGCCACTGGTCATCATTGCCATTATATGTGTTATCCACTACACCTTGACCACTTGGGATGAATAATCCTAACTTTTTAGGACCACTACTCCTTGAATCAATAATAGCTTCAAATCCTTGTGGTAGTTGCATTGCAACTCCAAGAGGAATATAATAGGTAGGAATCTCTACATCCCTATGACCTACTCTCTCTCCTTCAATAGTTTTTCTTTTAAGGACATCAGCCTGTGGTGCAGGGATGGTGATATTTATGGCAGACCTCAAATCTATCCAATCACCATTCTCACTAATTACAGGCATACAGCCCCCAGTCAATACTTTTACTTTAATTTTCAGTTTCATGTTTCCAAAATTTATTTGTTATGTCTACCAACTCTCTACCACTGACCTTGTAAAATCTTTGATTGGTAGTCCTACTGTTAAGTGGACCAAACTCCTCCTTATAAGGTCCAAGTTTTATATAATCAAAGTTGAATAGGTCAATGCTATCACTTAACTCTTGCCTTCCACTATACCATGCTACCTTTAGCTTCGGATAAGTGTATTTTATATAACTAGCAAGCACATTGACAAGACAAGGGTCAGAATCTCCACCCATCATAGAGACGCAAGAAATACCAGAAGACTTTTCTATCAATTCATCAACATGAACTATAAAGTCATCTGAGTATCCTTTTGGGTACTCAATCAGTGGCTTGCCAATATCCCCTGCTAGATAAGAAGAGTGGCAACCCTTGCAATTACAAGGGCAGCCACTTATATTAATAGCAAGAGTTATCTCGTCAGGTATCTCAGCAAAGACTACCTTAGCATCAACATACTTCAACATATTACAGTTTCAATCCATCAGCAGTTGGTGCTACATAATCTCCAGACTTAGGGTCTTTACTTTCTGGATAGGGGTCAGGGCTATTAAGAGCCTTTAAGTGCATACCTAGCCACATGATACCCTCTTGTAACTTAGTTACTGCAAGGCTTCTCTCTCTTGTAGAAGAAAGCTCTTTCACTCTTTGGAGCACTTCATCAATATCCTTTCTGAGCTGTTTTGTTTTAACTATTTCTGATTCCATATTATTAAATATTTTTACTATAAATTCTTTTACTTGCTTCTATTTGTCTATCCCTACCAAATGACTTAATAGGTCTAAGATAGCCGATTACCCTTGTGTATTGAGTAATATTATGGCTATGACACTTAGGACATTCAGTAATAGGATGCTTAGTAATATACCCACAATCCTCACACTTACTATTAGGAATATTAAATGTGAAGTAATTTGTGCCTTCCTTTATAGCAAAGTCAATAAGTTTGAGATACTGCTCTTTGCTTAAGTGGTCTTCAAGATTAATGTGGGCAGCAGAACCACCATCTGTATATTGATAAGTCTGTCTTCCATGAAGAATGAACTTGTCAAGTACTGAAGTATCATCATGAGCATCATAGAAATATGAGTTATACAGGTTCTCATCATCAGGGACCCAATACCCATCTTCCTTATCCCAGTTATAGTTCTTACCACCAAGACCTTCAGCAGGTACTACCTCAGAATTGAATAAGAATGGTCTATTGGCATCATGGATAGAATGTATCTTATTCTGCTCTTTGATAGTACCCAGAACCAATTGCAGGAACTTAATATACTCCTTGTTGTTGCCAACAGTCATACCTAAGAATCTTGCAGCCTCATTCAAGCCATTGATACCTATAGTACTATACAATTTGCTGATGTGAATATACCCACCATTTGAAGCAGCAAACATACCCTTATCTTCAAGTTCATAGAGCATTGTCTTGAATGCAATATGATACTTGTAGACTCTTTGGAGAATATCTACTAAGTAATCTCTAAGAAATGAAGTATTTTCTTTCCATCCTCCATTCCTCTTCAATCCATAAGCCTTATTGCAATCCTGTACAATCCTATTAATATTAAGAGTAATTACATTACAACTACCTGTCATCACACCAGTAAGACCTGATGTAGGATTAAAGGTATTCTCTGCAAGTTCATTCCTTAATCTACAACATGATGCAAGACTATCAGCACTGTCTGATATATAGGTGAAGAAGCTATGACCCTCTGCATACATCTCAGCAGTAAAGTCCTTATAGTCTTTATCTATAATATCATTGGTCTTAGGGTCATACACCATAGCCATAGTTTCTACAGGGAATGTAAGTATCTGTTTGGTTCTCAGCTTATTGAAGAACTTCATAAACAGCCTTTGCAGACAGTCTATTGCTTCCCACTGGGGTTTAGTACCATCAGGATAATAGAACTCTCCAAACAGTGAATCAAAGTAAGTATGGTCATAATAAGACACATTAGTAAATGGACTTTGATATGACCTATTACCAGCAGGTTGATTTACACCATAGATAAACTGTTTGAATGCCTTATAGATAGCATCCCTGATAGTCCTTTGTTTGTTACAATGGTCTGTAGTAGTCACTACATCCAACTTTTCATACCAATTAGGACCAAATTCCTGTACAATGTAATAGTTGAGGGCAATAAAGTATTCACCTACTGCCACTGCACCTTTACACTGAGAAGATAGTAAGAAGATAAGATTAGTTACTTGACCACTGAATGATTGTAGGTCATTAGGAGGTGTTGGAGTGATACCATCAATATTGCCAACTCCTTCCATCATAAGAGGATACAGACTCACAGCCATACAATACTGCTTCAAGACAGGAGTAGTTGCTTCATCATGTGTATAAATGACATGAGAGTTCAAATCCTCTTCATACTTCTTGGCTACTTCAGGGTACATTTCATTCAGCTTGTCTTTCATTCTTTGCCTCTGAATAACCCTATTAGCAGTCTTATACACTTCACCCTCAAGGTTGGCAACATTCTTCATAGTTACATTTGCATTGGCATCTGTCTCTGATGAAGTAGCTGCATTCTCATTAGACTGACTGTACTCATTCATATAGTCAATTCTTTCCCTAATGAATCTTGCCTGCTCATGCTGTTCCCTATAAATGATATATCTCTTTGCTACATCAAAGTGTTTATCATTCATAAGAACATCCTCAACCTTATTCTGTATCTCCTCAATACCTATAGTATCTCCTTCCAAAGTGCCAAATAAAGCACCCAGCATATCATACAGATACTGAGGCATTTTCTTGTTGCAAGACTTAAAGGCTTTCTCTACAGCACTTATAATCTTATCAACATTAAATTCCTCTATACTGCCATCTCTTTTTACTACTTGCATATTACAATGTATTTAACCATTCTCTTAAATCATTAGGACCAGTCTCACTAATTCCCATAGGCACCTTTGGTCTGGAAGTGAGATAAGAAGAAAGCTCTTCTCCTATCACAAAAGGACTTCTCATTTCTATTTGGCTATTCTTTCCAAATTTCAATGTACCTACTGCCTGTGTAAATGGACAAGTCCACACCAATGGAACAAGGATTCTCCTATTGACTACAATGAAATCATAGTCAAACAGCTTGAAGTCTTTGAAGTACTCATCCTTATCCATATTCTGCCTTATAATAGCCCAATATAGTCTAGCCTGAATATCATATCTCCAATCTACAAAGGATTTATAGAAATCCCACTCTGTATGGGAACTTGTTTTCAAATCTACTGGCTTTACCCACTTCTCCTTATGATTGACTATGATTAAGTCAGCCATGTTTCTATACTTTACACCATTGAACTCTCCTTTGAACTTCAACTGATAGAATCTTTCAATGTCTGGTTCAAATGGATTGTCCTCTGCAAAGTAGAATTGAGTGGATTTGCTCTCTTTCAATGCTCTTACTGCATTGCACACATCTTGATAGGTCTGAGTATCAAGTATAGTCTTACTGCCTGCTATAAATAACAGGTTATAGTAGTCAGCTCCTTTCTCCTTGATAACCTTAGCTCTTGTCTCAGGCTTCCAGTTCATCTGATAACTCTGATATTCAGTCTCCTTAATGATTGCATCATCAGGAATTGTGATAAGACTCCTATAAGAATCTCCATACTGACTGAACAAAGATTTTACCATCTTTGTAATAGAGTCTGGAGTAGAAGGAAACCCAGCAACCATAAACCTCTCATCAAACTCTTCTTGACCACCTGTGATAATGCTGTCTACAGCACTACCAAAAGTAAGAGAAGGTGTTTCTAACCTGTCAAATAACTTATCCAAGTTATTGAATCCCTCCCTCTCATATCTTGCAAGGGTTGAATAGCTTAATGCTGGGTCTGCCCTATATGTTTCTTCAGACACATCCCAAGATATACTTCTTAAAGATTTCCTCTCCATTAGTAATAATCTTGATTGTATTCCTCGCTACTGAAATCTTCATATTCCTCCTGCTCTGGCAACTCAAGAGCCTCACAGTAAGTATCTATTTCTGACTTCAATTTCCTCATTTCTCCAAGGTCTGCTTTCAGATACTCCTCTTTAGGATTTTCCTTACTGAGACCTTTCTTTACTCTGACAAGAGATGAATCAACTAAGAGTTGGAGAGACTCAAAGTCCCTACTATTCAAGAACTTATGTGCAAGCTTTGCATCTCCCTCAGGCAATGAGGGAATCAAAGCCTTTATTCTGTCTATTGGTTCTCTATTGTCCATAACTCTTGATAATTTCTATTGCCTGCAAGAGTTGTTTCTTGGTATATACCTCAAAATAGATAGACTTTTCACCTTTTTCAGTGTATAGGTTATCAAGATATTTTATAAACATCTTTTTCTTGATATAGAATACATCATTCTCTATTCCTTTGGCTTCAATATAAACATTGAGGTCATTATATTTGAAATAAAAGTCTGGTGTATATCTGATACCAACAATTTTACCTGTTTTCTGAATTAGTATCTTTGAGGGACAAGTATTTGTCCCGTCTGATAATCTTTTGATTTTCTGCTTGTCAGTCTCCTTATCATAATATGGGGTAATAGGCTCAAAACCCTCCCATAAAGTAAAGGTAGTTGGCTCATATTGAGGTTCAAACCCTTGTTGAAGAAGAGTATTGTATATGCTCTTCTCCAACTGGGATTGGAATGTTATACCCTTAGAACTACTCTGCGTGGCATTTCTAATCTTCTTATTTACCACTTTTGAACATTTCCTTGAGAATATCTCTTGTAATTCTGCAAGCAATCTTAGCATCATTTACAGACCTGAATGCTGTGAAGTTCCTATAGTTCTTGATGTGGGCTTTGTTAGCCTTAGTGATTCTACCATCAAGCATAGAGATTACATAAATCTCAGGACTCTTCTCAATGTGGTCCTCATACTTCTTGTCCAACTCAATGGCTACTTCTCTAAGTACCATAGAGAATGCAGCAGCAGGAAGAATAGTATCTACACTATTGAGATAGTTATAGACCTTCTCAATCTTCCAACCAAGTTTCTCTGCAATCTTCTGAATGTAGTACTCCAACTCCATAGGAACCTCAGATTCAACCACAGCAGACTTTGCAGGCTTGGTAGTAGTAACAATGCCAGCCTCAAGGAGCTTAGGGAGAATGTCCTTAGTTACCACAATGTGCTGAACTACAGCACCCTCACCAAAGAAAGGGTCTACTACCTTAGATACTTTAGTCAGAGTGTCTCCAATCTGTACTTCCTTACCATTTGTCAAATAAATCTTTTCCATTTTTTTTTTTGTTTAGTATTAATACTCTTCGTACCATTTTATAGGCACACCATAAATCTCTTTTACCTTATTACTTATATCAACAAATAGCTGATGTGGCATCTTAGTACCACTCCTTGCAAAATATGCAGGATGTTCAATCTCTATAATATGATTGAACCTATCATTAATATAAGGTTTGAAGGTTTGGGCTTGTCTGCCAAACAATACATATACTATAGCTGTATTATATTCAGACAAGTTCTTTAGCAATTTAGCTATGAAAGGTCTCCACAACATCACATGGGAACCTATCCTATTCATTTCTACAGTGAGTGCAGAGTTTATCATTAGTATCCCTTGTTTAGACCAACTCTCAAGAGAGTTGTCAAAGGTAATACAATAATGTGGAATTTCAAAATTAATTGCTGCCTCTTTAACAACATTTAATGAAGGAGATAAGTTATCCTCATTAACTTCCTTTCTATTCCCAAATAATACTCCAGTTGCTACTCCCTTTTGTGGGTAAGGGTCTTGACCTAACATAACTACTTTCAAGTCATTGAGAGGACAAAGCTCGAATGCTCTGAATACATCAGATTGGGCAGGACACAAAGGCTTTCTCCTGTATTCTTGCCCAACCTTAGCCATTACATTATTAAGCTCTGTCCTATCAATTACCTTCATCCAATCTCCAAAGTATTCATCTAATGTCATATCAACATCATTATGTCATCAATATTGTCAATAAGGCATTCATTCAGTGCATCATTAGAGCAGGCAGATGGAGTAGGTTTAATAGGTTCTACAAAGAACTTATTGAAATTATCTACTATGACCTTTACTTTCCTGTCCTCTGGATTACTGCTGAAACTGTAATTGTTTCTTGGGAAATTTATATCCCTACTTGTATAATAGGGAATCAATTTCTTGATGATGCCTTTATTAATCAACTTATCAGACTCTAAGAATACTTTGGGACTGACATGGCATACAGGTCTGTAATAGACCATAGTATTACCATTGTCCTCAGTATGTACACTTCTTGCAGTTAATGTACATAATAGTAATGGAGTGTAGCTCTCATCAAAGATGATACCTTTACCACCATAATACACTTCACCCTTATTGGTAGTTATCTTCTGCAATCTTTTATCATATTCTACATTAGTAAATAATTGAGCTATGATACTATCAAAGGTTCTTCTTTCTTGGCTTGGTGCATTATCATATAATGGCAATATTATCCTCTTGATTCTCACAATTGTGGGATAAGCCATATTGTCTGAAACCAGCTTTTCAAAGTGTTTTCTTGCAATCACAGGTATCTCTACCTCATCATTGTTTACTTCAATGACAAGGCTTCTTCTAAATACATTGTTACTATCAAGAGACAGATTCATTTCAAGCTGGTCTGGATTACCAGACTCACTGCTATTGAAAACACCCATTACATTATATGCAAATCTTGGGTTAAATTCCATTATACTTCAGTTTTAAGATACATTGTTTCTGCATTATATGTGGTAAGGAATGGCAGGTCTCTATCAATGAGAGGCTCACATTGATTAGCACAGAAGTTTACAAACAAATTAACCATATAAGATGCAATCATATTTGCACAGAAGGTAGTTTGTTTATAGGAGCAGATAGTTTCATCAGCTTCTGCATCAGAGAACAGGAACTCATTATTATACCTGTTGATGTTGTACTCATCATCTCCCTTAATACATAATACCTGAAACTCCTCTGCTGCCAACCTACCATCAATAAACAGACAATTCTTCCTTTCCTCCTCTGGCTTAGATTGAACATGGCTCACCCACTTATTGAAGAAAAGTTTTCTTGCTGCCATATTATCAAAGCCACAAATCATAATATCTGATGCCTCAGATTCATCAGTGAATCTCTCACTTACTGCAAAGACACTGCTATAGCCAGCATAGTTCCTAATCATCTTAGCCAGTGCAGATACTTTAGGTCTGCCTAAATCAGATTGACCATATAACTGACCTGACATATTGACAGCTTCTACTATGTCATCATCATAGATAAACATAGAAGCTGGCTTCATTCTTGCCAATAAGAAGCCTACATAACTACCAATGCCACCTACACCTGCCAAAATGACAGTCTTCTTCTGAATATTCTCATACCAAATGGCAGAGCTAAACCTACTTGTAGCTTCATCCACAAGCAAGGTTGCAGAATTTGCAGGTATTTCTTGATGTGCATCTTCTACAGCTTGGTCAAGGATAGCTTGTTCTTCATCTGAAAGTTCAAATCCAGTTTCCTCTCCCTCTACTGTAGTAGAATAACTCATGTTCTCAGCCCAAGATTCTTCAATCATTGCCTTAACATGCTCATTGACAAAGAAGCTGCCTACCTCACCATTAACATTGTTATACACAACCTTATAAGTATCAGGAACCCCATCTAAAGCAATGATACTACCAAGACTGATAATATGTCCCCTAATACCAAGAATAAGTGCATTGATTGAAGTAGTGCGGGCATACCCTTCTTCATTGAATCTACAGACATTATCCACATTGAGACTCTCCATAAGAGAGTTATATGCCTCAACTGCTTCTTGGGCAGTTGCTGGACTACCACTCTGAACTATTGTTTCTTCATTCATATCTTTAAGTACTTTTGAAGTGCATCAATATACCCTTTGATATAATCATTTTCAGGAAGTTTAGTAAGCTCCTCTATCATATCATGGGCACATATAGCACAAATTTCTGTTTCATCAAAGCCAAGCTCTTCTAATTTCTCATCTGTTATATACCATGTCAGATATTCTGTATAGGTCTCTGCCCATATCTTGAAATTATCCATGCCAACTTTGCCTTTACCAAACCTCTTTTCATACAGTGTAGGCATTGACTTAGCCCATTTAGTAATGTCAATCTTACTATCATTAGAAATGATAATACTACCTGTAATCAATTGAAGTACAAGAGATTTCAAAGTAACCTTATCAAATGATACATGACCATAAGGTATGTCATACCCCTCTTCAAATGGCAAGTCATCTGCATTATCAAAGAGAGTTGGCTGAGTTACCTTAGGCTTATCAGCTTCCTTCTTGACAAGATTTGCTGGACCTGCCTTTGTACCATAGGAATTAGCAATAACAGGTTTATAGCCACCTTGATATACAGGTGTTTGAGCATTCTTGGCTTTCTCTGCCCTTTCTGCTTTAGCTTGCTTGATTTCCTCAAGTCTTGCTGCCATGTCTGGAAAGGAATAATTCTCACCTTCCTTCTCTATTTTAAGATAGAACCATTCAATTTCATCTGCACTACTTACATATTCCTTAGTATCATGCTTTTCACCATCACCAAAGAACTCATAAGACACAGATTCTTTGACCTGCTTTGATTTAACCCTCCTTGTAATTGCAGCAGTATAAGTACCTGCATTATTCACAATAAGGGATACAAAGTTATTCCTATCTATACCCTCTTCCCTCAGTGTTGCAGTATCTGTACCACTAAAGAAAGTACTCATATTGTTATGGGAATGTATAAGACCCATTTGGCAATCAAGTAGCTCAGGATTCTCACACATATAGGCTATCACATCAGGATTCATATCAAACTCTGTATAGGCTTGAGTACCAATATCCATAATGTAAATATCCACACATCTTATTACAAGGTCATTATTTTCAAATGAACCTTCATGTGTAAAGAATAGTGTACCTGACCATTCAGTACTCCACACCTTTTGGCAGGCAAATCTTATCTTTCTCTCCACTTCTGCTGGGATAATCAGCTTATAATTATAAGTACCTGACTTCTGTACCAAGCTGATTACTTTCGTGGGTTGCTTTACTTCTTCCATATCTATAATTTAACACTTTAAGTATTGTTGCTAATATGTATAGTGCAGTATGAGTATTAAGAATTATACTCTTATTCTCATTCCTTACCTCAGCAATATCTGTAATATCAATAGTAACCTCTCTTCCCTTGAATATGCAAACCTTCTTGCCTATATATTGGGCATAGGTATTTACATTGTTCCCACCTTTATCATAGTAAATCTTCCCATTATCTATGATACACTCTTTCAAGATACCTTTCCTCTTCAATTCTGCAAACTTGGCAGTTAGCTCCTCTTTATTAAACTGGTCATTATACCACTTAATAAATTCATTGCTAATAAGTACAATAAACTCAATAAGTGACATACCAATAGAATAAGAGCCATTTACATAATTGAATTTAAGTTTCTTTGAATTGATAAAGCCTCTTACAAACTCCTTCAACTTATCAGAACTAAGAGCATCCCCATAGTAGTCTGGTGATAGATATGTAACAAACCTGTCCACACCCATCTCCATGTTATTAGTACCTAACTTTTCCAAATATTTATAAGGTATGCCAGCAATGGATTCTACAGTTACATACTTACTTAATTCAAGACAAAACATATTCCACATATCCTCATCATAATCTCTATTAAGGGCACTGATAGTACCATTAATAGGACCACTACCTGTACAAGGACTCTGGAAATTAGCAAAGTTACTTGTAGGAATGCTACTAATATGGCTGTGCATATACCCACTACTAATATGAAGCATAGTATATTCTGACCTGTTAAGTGTAAATCCACCATTTAATGTGCCATTATACATTACCTTCACCTTAGCCCATAGATGGTTAATATCCACAAATCTGTCATGCTCATTAGTTACCCTTACATGAGGAAAATGTACAAGAATGAATATGCCATTGAACTTAGCATTACCAATTCTTTCCTTTACTGTAGTATTTGTAAGCACATTTACAACCTTTTCTACTTGGTTTTCAGGTAAATCAGTAATAGCAAATGTCTTGAACATGCCCCAATCATTACTGCTCATGCCTGCAATACTACCATCAGGAATATAAGTAGCCAAAGATTCTATCTTTAACCGAGATTTGAACTTGTCCAAACTCCAATATCCTTGCATATCAACTTTGTCCTCTCCAAAGAAATCATTGAATATGCTTAATACTCGGAGTGGTCTGTCCATCAAGGAGTTATATAGTTCTTCTATCTTCTCCTCAATTAATTTAATTGTTTCTCCACTCATATTACTGTAAAAAAAGTAGGTAAGGGGGCATTTCTAACCTCCTTACCTACTGTTACTTACCCTTGTTAATTGACACCCATTCCTGCGAACATATCATCAATCTCATCATCAGAGTAAGGAGAAGCTGACTTAGGCTTATACTCCTCAGAAGGTGCAGCAGCTACAGCTACTTCACCCCCAAGAATATCAAGCACTTTCTCCTTCTCATAATCTTCAATTGTGCCATTGTCCTCAAGAATTTCCACCAACTTGCTGATAGCAGCTCTTGCTACAGTATCAACACACTCACCACCATTACTTGCAGGTGCTACAGGGGCACTTACTTCAGGAGTGTTTACAGGTGCTTCTACCTTTTCCTCTTTCTTAGTCTCAGCCTTAGCCTCAGCTTTAGGAGCAGCAGGAGCAGGCTTTGAAGCACCATTGCTCTGTATCAATGCAATAAGGTCAGCAGTCTTGCACATAGTGAAGTTTTTGCCAAACTTCTTTACACAAGCATCCTGCAAACCCATAGATTTGATAGCACTGTATGCCTCAGCTCTACTCATTGCAACAGCACCACTTTTAATTTTCTTGTTGGTGTTAGTAAGCATGAAAACCAACTCATTTGTGATAGTACCCTTATAAGGAACATCATGTGGCAGAACTGAAGCATCATTCTTCAATTCAACCTTTGATGTGCCCTCAAAGAAGGTCATACCATCATAGTCAATGCCATTGGCTCTCAGGTCACTCTTCAACTCAGCAAGGGTCGTGGCTGCTGACATGATAACACTCTTTTTCTGATTCTTAGTCTGTACGACTGTAATTTTTCTTGCTTCCATGTTTTCACTTTTTTTTTATAAATTGGGCTTATTGAAACTTTAATCTATACAAAAGGGCAAATCATCCCAGTCATTGTCCTCTTGTCTTGAAGAGTTGAATAAAGGCTTGATTATTCTAAGGAACTCATCTTTGCCCTTAGCCTTATACAAGTCTGAAATATCTTTCCCTTCATTAAAAGGAGGTAATACTACATTAGTAAAGCCTGTTTCCTCAGCTAATTTCTGAGCATCCTTTAATCCTGGCTCATCATTATCCAAGCAAATGAAGACCTGTTTATATCTTCTTTTCAGCTCACTAATTGCAGTATCACTCATCCTATACCCCTCACCTTGAATGGCAAGAGATGGAATACCTGTATTAGCCCATAGACATAGAGCATCTTTCAATGAAGAACAAATGCAAATCTGTTCCCCATACTCAGGTACTTTAGTCCATAGGCTCACTACAGAATTGTCATGCTTATTACTCCACTTATAACCAGCTTTATTAAAAGGCTGGTATATCTTTAGAGTAACTTTACCTTCCTTGTGTTCTACATAAGCATAGGCATACTTATCAGCTCCAAACACATATCTATGACCATCCTTTATGACAATCTTATGAGATATGGGATAAACCTCTGCATACTTGAGCCATTCTAAAGTTATACCATAGGATGCCCAGTATTCAATATCATAACTCCCCCAATCTCTGACTTTGCACTGCAAGTCTGTATCTTTGTTGTAACTACTTGTACTTCTTACAGCACAGGGAGTATATGAATGAATATTGGCACCACCACAGAACTTTGAAATGTCCTCATTAACCCTTGTTAGAACTTCCTTATAACCACAGTTCCACATATGACCAAGTAGGTCAAACAGACCTCCTCTATCCCTCGTGGATAAATCTGTGTAAAATATTCTTCTACCATCAGTAGAATAAAGACCAAAAGAAGGTCTCCTGTCCTGTCTAAGAGGACTATTTATAATACAAGGAACCTCTGTGACTCCTAAGTAATATGATAGAATGTCTGCTTCTGTCACTTTACTTAGAATATCATCAAGGCTCACAGAAGATTTACCTTTGCTGATTGCCATTGCTTTTTTTTTAGAAATTACTACTTACTTACCAAAATCCCAAGGTGTACCACCAGCAGTATCACCAGCAGGGAAAGGCATATCACCTGCTGCACCAGAGTTACTGAGGTCTGTAGATTCTACATCATACTCCTTCAAGTCACCCACAGTGAACTCAGTAGTAGGATATGCACCAGCAGCCTTTCTTTCCTGCAAGTCTGCATCCAACTTACTGTAGTCAGTGATATTGTTCTTCAGGAACATCTGATTATAAACAGCCTGATACTGCTTGTTATCATCAGTGGTCCTTACACCAAACAACACCTTAACCTTGTTATTAGGCTGCAATGCAATGACATCTCTCAGCTCCTTGAAATTACCCTTGAAGTACTCAGCAATGCTCTCAAGTCTTGCTTCACAATCCTCAGGTTTGTCTACCATAACCCAAGTATTATTGACATACTTCATTACATTAGGAATGTTGAGGTATGCCTTGATGAAGTTAGTAAGCTCTTCCTCACCATGATAAGCAGGTCTGTAGTCCTTATCAATATTGGCAGGACCATTCTTATATACAGGAATTTCATGTGCCTTAGCCTGCTCTACAGTAACCCAAGCAGTTCTACCATACTTATCAATTACCTGTACCTTAGTCTGGTCTCTATTGTATCTGTATTCCTTTCTGATGAAGAAAGCTACCTTAGTGGTAAACTCAATACCACCACACTTCTCAGCATCAGTCTTAACAATGAAGTCAAGTCTGACATTCTGTACCTTATGCTTGTCTTCACCTACCTCAACTTCACCCAAATACTCAGGCTCATTTTCAAGCTGGGTATTATACAGTTTCTCAAGCTCTGCTTTGTTAGGATTTACAGCCAAAACAAATACAGGAGCTACACCTGTATATCTCTTTACTGCATTACCCTCAGTAGATTCCTTGCCTGATGCAAATGCCATAAATGCAAAATTTGTCTTTTTCATCTTTCTAATGATTTTTCTTGTTCTTGATTCTATTTCTTACTACTCTGATTACTCTTCAAAGGGCAGTTTATCACCATCTTCTGCACCATTGTTGAAAGGATTAGTAGGGTCAAAAGGAGCCTCTTCATCAGCTTTTACTTCTGTCTCAGGTGCCTTCTCAGTATCATCTACTGTCTCAGGAGCAACATTATCAATAGTAGGCTCTTCTATATGAATTTCATATACTCTAGTTCCTTCATTAAATACTAGTGTGTTAGGATTGGGGATATAATCAACTTTTTTAATAGGTCTACCATCCTTATCAACCTTGCCAGTATCTTCTACCTTCTTGACAACCAAGTCTTCACTTGTGAGACCACCTGTCAAAGCCTTGACACCCATCTCATGTCCCTCAATCTCCTCAGTCAGAGCATTGTACTCTGCATTGAGTTCATCAATCTTGGCAGCAATCTTATTCTTCTTCACTACCAAAGGATTAACATTCTGTGCAATTCTTTTTACACCTGCAAACTGTCTTACTGTTAATGTTTTCATATTTTCTTACTATTAAAAGATTTGTAATAACTTTCTTTCTTGCCCCATGTTATTTAATGGATTGGGAGCACTCCATAGCTTATATATTGTGAACTTTCTCTCATAGAAACTTAATGCAAAGTTAAAGCAATATGCCATTAATTGCCTATCTCTTAATACATGTGTTACAAACAGGGCAGTCTCATAGTAAGGCTTGCCCTGTTCTATGCAGTATTGCATCAACACCATATTGACATCAGTTTCAGTAAGTCCACCAAAGGCAGCCAACCTTGATATTCTTACAGTCCCATTTCTATCCATAAATCTCCCTCAATTTGTCTACTACTATAGACAAATCATTAGGAATCTCATCAGGAAGGTCATCCAATGCACCAAGACTGTCTTTAGCAGGATATTCTCCATCAAACTCCTTGACAAAGTGCTTGATAGGTCTCTTGTTTTCTGCATCATATCCTACTTTGCCAAAGAGGATAATATCAAACTTACCCTCAGGAGTAATATAGTCATCAACCATCTTTCCAGTGGTCTTGAACTTATATGAAATGGAATCACCATTCTTGTCCTTATACTCTTCATAATGGGCACAACAAATGATATTCTTATCTTCAGGGAATCCCTTGAAAGCATCAAAGATGAGACCCATTCCATAGCCAATCTGCTTAGGAGTATCCCACCCACCTTTCATGGCATTTGCCATATAGAAATCCTGAGCAAGATAGTTCATATCATCTATAAGAACATTCTTATAAGGTGATTTCTTCATTATATTGACAATCTCTGCAACTGCTGCAAATCTGTCAAGTCCTGTAAGACTATCTACCTGTACTCTGTTTCCTGTGGCAAGGGCATTTGCATTTACAAGTTTCTGTGTGGGCTTACCTACATTCTCCACTCCAATGTTGCCTTCAATCAATTTGAAGTTAGGGTTAGGAACACCCCTACCAATACACTGGATAACATAAGTTTCCTTTGGGTCAAGCCCCTTAATACCTAACTTCTCCCTACCACAATAGGAAGTGGTTTTTCCAAAGCCTGACTTAGCCAAAACTAAAATCTTTGCCATTGTTTTTGTTTTATAGTGTTACTTTTACTTGAAAAGGGTTGCAAACTTATGAAATATTTTCCACCTGTGCAACTTTCTATTCATTTTATTTATTCCATAACTAAAGAAAGTCTTAGCAGTTTTGCTCTTCCTTGATTCCATATAGTTATATACTCTCTGTAATGCTTCTCTATCATCAGGTCTTGGGAGTTCATAAAATGTACTCACCGCACCATCAAAGAATAAAGGACAGATTTGACCATTTGCTCCATAGTCTCTATCTTCAATCACCTCCATGAACCTTATATGGTTCCTGAACTTGGTTATATCATATCCTTCATACTCTCTTAGTCCATACTTGAATGGACTATAGAGACCTATAACCATATTGGCATCTCTGGTAGTAGTCTTACAATCTGCAAGACCATCAGAAGATGGTTTAAGCTTATTCAGCTTTTGGTTCTCAATACCCTCTTGAGCCTGTGCTTGATGCTGAATCAACACAAAGATGAATTTCAATTGATTTCTGAGAGTAATACCATACTTGCTCATCTTATCAATAGTTTCCATCTTCTTCAATCCACTTTCAAGAGATAGATTTGAGGCATTATCTATGATGATTATCCTCCTCTCCTCTGGGTCATCTGGGGTATAAGGATTGTCATTGTCTACCACATCTGCATCTATGATTTCATCTGTGATAGGGTCTTTCCTCTTACCTTTCTTGAAGTTAAGATGTCCATGAGTTAAGGCATAATCCCTACAGTACTTATTGATTCCTGTAGGATTCCTTTGGTCATCAATATACTCAACCATATCCTCAAATGCCTTGATATATCTCTGATACTTATCAGATTCAAGTAATTCAAGAATCTTCTCATCAATAGGATGGTCTCTATCTGTACTTTTCAGTTCAGTAGGAGATACCTCTATTCCATCCAATCTAAACAATAAATGACACAAGAACTCATTATACTTTTCCTCTGGACTCATCTCCAAAGTAAAGTAGAGAACCTTAACTCTCATCTCAGGATGCTCCAATATAAAGAACAATGGTTCATATACAAACAGGTAATCACAGAACTTTGATTTACCTACCTTTTGATTGGCAGTCACCACTATGAACTTAGCAGTTTCAATGCCTGGAACCCATGCTCTAAACCTTGGAAAAGGGAAAGGAATACAATTATAAAGTCCATTAAGAACTCTCTCCCTCCTTAACCTCAGATTTCCCATTACTTGCTTAAATCTACTCATAATCAGTTAATTGTAGAAGTCCAATCATTTCTTAAATTCTCTTCTTGACCAGCATTCTCAATGTAACTAATCAATTCTGAGTCTCCCTCAACCTCACCAGCAGCACCAACTTTCTCTTTGAATATGAAATACTTTAATAACCTCATATATGTATAGTTTCCATTGAAACCTTCCACATACTTACTGGTTGCCTGTATGATTTGCTCATCAGTATAAGTATTTCCATATTTCTTAAAGAATAACTTTAATCTTCGTACAATCAAAGCTACTCCATCTGCCCAATAATAGTTAGTGCCATCTTTCTTGCCTTTAGGAAATATCTCTTTGAGCCTTGTAGCCAACTGAATTAACCTGTCATTAGGTTCCTGCTTCTTATCAGAATCCACAATCACAGAATCTATTACCTCAGTGCCTTTATTAGTAAGTCTCCATCCAATCTGTTGGAATAAGTCATCCCTATTAGCAGTTATATAGCCCTTCTTAATCAGCTCCTTCTGAGCTGCATCAAGGTCAGCATTATTATGGATGGCAAGCATCAAGAGAGCCTCAGCAAGACTAATGTTGTTCTTCTGACATCCTTCTTTACTTAAACAAATTGTCATAGCTTAATGTCATTAATACTATCAACACTAATGATAGAATCCTCAGAGTACTCCTCTATCATCTTCTGCACAAGTTCCTCTTCCCTTGTATCCTTGAAATAAGGTATGATAATAATAGGAGATTTGTGTCTAAGTATTCTACCAACTCTTTGCTTTACTACAATCTCCGAACTATTCAAGTTGCAGAATATACCCATCCTGCAATTAGTCAAGTTCACACCTTCATTGAGTATATTACAGGCAGTAATATGTTTAATCTTGTTAAGATTAAACATCTCAAGGTTCTTTACTGAAGCCTTATTCTTCGAGGTGATATTGTATTTACCTAACCTCTCTGACTGTTCAATACTACTACAGAAAGTCAAAGTCTTGTAATTCCTGAACTTGTCAAGAAGAGATAGTACAAGGGCTTCCTTCTGTTCAGCACACCACTTCAGCCTTTTGCCTGCTGTTGAAAGCCATAAGTTCTTTATCCTCTCATTTCTTGAGTTAAAGTACTTATTCTTGTACCACTCTATAAGTGAAGAGATACTATCATAGCAACCTTTCTGAGTAGTGATTATATCACGACCAAACTTCTTAACCTTATAGGTATAATTAGTAGTGTCCAAAGTCAAAGGCAGTAGATATACTGTAGGTTCAGGCAATACTTCATCTTCTACAGCTTCCTTGAGACCACACTTAATGACCTCAGCCTTATGGTTGTAGATGAAATAATCTCTCATGTCTCTCTTAATAGTTGCAGACAGTCCAATGAAAGACTCATTGATATAGATAGTCTCCAATACACTAATTCTTGCCTCTGATAAATGCTGCATCTCATCTGCCACTACTACATCAAAGTATGAGTTCTCATAGTTCTTTAGTGACTCATAGCATTCAATGGTAATATAGTCAGACTTGATACCTCCCCATTTCTCAATCTCATCCTTCCAAGTCTGCTTATGCACAGTCTTTGCCACAAGGATAAGTATAGTAGTAGGGCTTTCATCATTCCTGAATACCCTATCACATATATGATTAATGAGGTCTATTGCTACCTTGGTCTTACCCATTCCAGTTATCAACTCAAGTATCAAGTACTTAGCCTTATCTATCTTAGACAAAGCCAAGTTATTCACTTCTGCTCTTGTCATTTCTACTTACAATTCCTTTTAGTTTGTTAATGTAGTTAGGGTCTTCTGCATACCCTATGTCTGATAAAAACTTATAGTAATCATTCGGAGGTTTGTATCTATATTGCACATAGTCAAGATATGCAACCACACTCTCAGTCCAATGGTCAAATGTATAATACCTGTGCTTCTTGCTGTTATACAATCCAAATAGGTTATTACCATTCAGACATAAGTCTGACTTAAAATGACCAGTTTCAAGTACAGCTTGTGCATAGACTATCTGAGGATGTTTGACCTTATAATATTCCAATGCTTCTATCAAGCCTTCTTGAGGTGATTTACTAAAGAAGTCTGGTTGCTCCTCATTAATTATGTGTACCACCTTTATTTCAGGTGGTTCATCTCCCTTCAAGTAGGGTAGTACCTGTACTACCCCAAGTACTCCTACTGCAAAGGAGATGAGTATGTTGAATACTCTCTGTTTCATACCCTCTTACATAATAGATTCTTAACCTTTAGTAGTCCTCATGCTTGTACCCTGCAATGATATGTACTGGGTCTCCACTGTCAGGTCTTATGACCAATCTGCCATCCCTTGCAAGGATTTCATCCTTCAACTTAGGCAGATACTCTGTCATTACCTTCCAAAAGTCCCAAGTATCAGATACAATAGATACAAATCCAGTAGAATATACCTCTGTAATGAGCCTTCTGAATGTCTCCAATTCATCTTCCTTACCTCCTGCACACATGACACTATGTTCTGTTGCTGGAATTGTAGCTGCAATAAGCTCCTTCTCAGCATTTGCATTGTAATACTCTTCAAGACCAGCAATAGCAGGAATAGTCTCACTACCACAGAATGAAGTCATATGGCCCATACCAGACATAATGGCAGCTTCCACCCCAGCCATGCCTCTCATAGAGAAGTCATGTATAAGGAAGTTGAGGTCTACATCCTTAAATCCTGTCTTCCTTGCATGTCTTATCAACTCTTTCTTATACAACCTTGCAGTAGTTGCACTTGTCATAGGCAACCACAAGGTAGTTGAGATAAGAGTCTCAAAGTAGTTGGTAAGCCAAAAGAAATCAGGATGAGTGTTGATGAATGTCAATGCAGGCACTCTAATAGGACACAATGTACCCTCAGGCAATGCTTTGATTCTAATGGGAAGATAGCCAAGGTCATGCAATTCCTCAATGTGTCTTGTACCCACATTGTTAGGTCCCAAGAATGTATCTACCCTCCTCTTAAACTCTGCAACTGCCACATCCTTAGGCTTATTGAAGAAGCCCTCTTGGAACTGCTTCATCAAATACTCTTTGATAAAGTATTGTATTCCAAATACAACAGCACCTTCCTCAGTCTCAGGGTAATAATGACAGCTTCTTGGAGTCCAATTAGAGTAGACATACTCTGTACCTTCAGGGTATTGCCTTCTATGGTCTAACTTATAGCCATCAGTCAATAAAATTGCTTCTTTCATGCTTTTTTTTTTGTTAAACTTATATTGCTTAGTCAGAGATTTTCTCTTCTTTAGTCAGAAATACATAGTCAGGCAACTCCTTGTTATTTGACCATTTGTATTCAGAATAGGTGGTATAATAAGGGTCAATTAGGTGTTTCCCATCCTGAGATTTACTTACCCAAAATCTAACTCCTATGCCTATTTCCTTTATCTTGGCAATCCTCATATAAAAGTAAGATGCCTTGTAATCTGACTTTGCTGCTACATAGACTGTAGCCTTTCTTGATTTGTATAAACCAGTTGAGATGTAGAATGTACCAAGAAGCTGCTTCTCATGTGTCTCCTCAGCCTTCTTACATATATTATACAACTCTCTTTTACTCGGAAGATTCTGAGTATTGAATTGTGATAATATAGAAGGTGATGGAACATAAGGACCTTTAGGTCTTTTGCTCTTCTTCTTGTAGTTAATAATACCATTAGATAAGTAGAATCCTCCTCTATAATCTATGTTCTCTTTTTCTTCAAACATATCATAGAACCATTCTCTGAGATTATACTTCTCAGTGCCTCTCCTACACCTTTGCAAGAACTCAGAAAATACTTTATCTACTGGTCTGCCTGCATTCTTTAACAGGAACTTATGTAAATCTCCATGAAAATAATGATAGCCATCATCATACCAATTGTGAAAATACCATCCAGCAGCTTTTTCACTACCTCTCTTCAGTATCCTCTTCCTTGGGTACCTTTTAGCCCATCTTGATTTCTTTCCATTCCTGTTTCTATTAAGTGTAAATTCTATCATACTTCAAACAGTTTTATGTAAGTTCTCCTACACTCCCCATTCCAATACCATTTGTTATACCATAATAGTACAATGTGCCTATTCCTTGATGTGACTATATCAATCTTAGGAGAGTACTTATTATATATTACAATAACCCAAATACATAGCACAATGAGGAGTAACACATTAAATGCTGTCATGCTATTCTGGTTTAGGGCAACATACTACATATTCAAATCTTGAACAAATTCCTTTCCATTTCCTGTAATCACTATATGAGTTCTTCTTTAATGTTTCTGCACTAACAAAGTTACTTATACAAAGCATATCATACTTATTAGTAGGATGAGGAAATATCCCAAGCTGTTCATCTAAGGCTTGTATAACTGCTTCAATGGTTTCACCTGATGCTATAAAGTCATCCACAACTATAAACCTCGTGGTACCAACCTCATCAATTCCACTTAATGAAGAACAATGAGCACTTGTATCACTATCCTTCCTGACAATCAGGATATAGGTCTTAGTAGTTGGGTTAATGTTGTGTAACTCATTAAGCATAGCACCTGCAATCATGGCTCCTGATGTGCCTCTTGCTACAAAAGTAATGCTTGCACCTTCCTCAATATCTTCTTTATATGTATTGAAGATTGCTTCTGCACTCTGTTGTATATAACTATGCTTCCAATAAACACCAAATGGATACTCTACAGTAATGAAATGGCCAAAATGTATAAATTTAGGAATATATCCCATAGTCTCTTAGTTTTATCCTGCTTATTTAGTAGGTTGTAAAAATAAAAAAAAAAGAAGGATAAGGATATTGATAATACCCTTGTCCTTTACTATGAGAACATACCCAGTTAGTCCTCAAACACTTGATAGGTATATGATACACCTCCAAGATGTTCTACTGTTCTCTGCAAATGAGCTTCAAGTCTTTCCTTTTCACTCATTGCAGCCCACTTGCCAGGCTTAGACCATGAAGGACAAGAATCCTTGTCAATCATATACTCATAAGCCTCTTTGCTCATGTTCAGGGACTGTGTAGCTGGCTTGCACTTCCTTGTATGGAAAGTGATAATCTCTGGATTGGTGCCATTTGTATCAGTCACTCTTATAGTGTGCTTATTCATCTTGTCCCAATCCTCAACTACTTTTGTTACTGTTCTCTTTCTACCATTCTTTGTAGTAATGACCTTTTGAGTTGTTTTAAGGCACTCCTCCTTGCTGAACATTGTGCTTCCTTGAAGCTCAATACTCAGACTTAATTTGATTTCACTCATGTTTATTAATCTTCTTCAGATTCTTTCTTCATAATTGCAGCAAGCATAAGAGCAGCCATTGCATCTCTTACTGTAGCCTCTCCTTTGTCTGCCTTTTCCCTTAATTCCTCTGCCATTTTAATGTGAAGAGTATGTTTCAAGGCTTCAATAGTGCCCATCAATTCTCTCACATTGAGGAGTATTGCACTTGTTACAATCACCTCAACAGGTGCTTGCACTGTCTTACCTTTGTAGCTTTCCACCAAGTTTTCAACAAGTTCAACATTGGTTAAACTACCACTCTCTTTGCCACCTTTAATGGCTTTTGCAGCATCTTCAAAATGCTTCTGTTCCAGATTTCTTTCCAGAACCTTTTCTTCATTCTTTTCCATCTTTTTTTAGAAGTGAAACAATAAATGTGGTGTATCTTAGGACTCGAACCTAACCTCCAGCCCAACAGCCAGTGTGCTACCAATTACACCAAGATACAAAGACAAGTTACACATAGCAAGTATCTACTAACACAAAGCCAATATCAATAGCAAGAACCTGTTACTCCACCAAGAACAAGAACATCCCTCCATCAGTCAGACTTCATAGGGTTGATTACTTGGAATAACAGACTATCTAATGGCTGAGCATTAGATATATCACTTTTCATTAGCAATTATGTATATTCTATGAATAAGAACAGATACCTGCTATGTATATTCAATAAGGTTAGGGATTAATATCCCAAGTCCTTACTTACTTGCCCAAAGAGTTGATAGTATTATAAATACCCAACAGTGAGTGGGGAATTACAATCTTCAACTTGCTGTACTCTTGAGACTTCTCATCCTTCCATGTCTTGAAGGCTCCTAATACATCTTTGAGTTCAGCTTGGTACTTCTGTGAAGCAGCCATATACTCTGTGTTCACCTTGTTAGTGGACTCATTGATAGCCTGCTCACAGCTGTACTTCATAGCATTCAGTTGAGCCTGTATTTCTCTGTGCTTCTTTTGAAGCTCATAGAATACATTATCTACTATAGCTATGCTTGTAGTAGGAGTGTAAGTGTAGATAAGGGCATCCCTACCTTTACCATCCACTTTATGAGGATGATAAATCTTGTCCTTTAACTCCTTTCTTGCATCAGACAAGTGCCCATCAGGATGAATATACTTACCTAATACAGCAGCCTCAGTCTCTAACTGATAGTATCTGTTTCTCTCCTTGATAGGAAGAGAAGCATAATACTCTACCTCAGTCAATACATGACCATAGTTAGGAGTTTCAGGCTTAACCATTCCATTCTCCCTACACCAATCCTCAAGGCTGATAGTCTGCAAGCCCTTCATCAGATTCTCCTTAGCTTTGATGCCTTCTCTCAACCAAGCTATAAGGGATTTAGCCTGTGCTACCCCCTCAAGTAATGATTGTAAGCTATCTAAAACTTCGGATGATTCCCCTGTCTGAATGGTATTTGCACCCCCAACACTGCCTACCAATGCTACCTCAACATTAAAGAAGCATATATTATTCAGTTGTGTCTCCACACCTTGAATATACTCCTTAGCTAAATTAGCAATATGGTTAGCACTTGTGCTACTTAATTTTACTCCTTCAGTATTCTCATTTGCAAAGAACACCATGTCCTTAATCCTTTCCATTTCTTTTCAAGTTAAAATGATGTAACCTATGACAATTTGCACACATAACTACACATTTCTTGGCTTCTTTTTCTATATCCTCTAAAGAGCCATTAAAGGTATTTATAGAGAAATCCTTTTTACTTGGGTCTATATGATGAAAATCAAAGATAACATAATTATTAATGTTAGCTTCAATACCACATCTAACACACCTTCCCCCAAGTTCCTTTATAAGATTGAGTTTGACTTCGCTTGCCTTAGCTCTTCTATTAGGATTATACTTAGACTTCATACACTCTTTACATGTAGGCTGGATACCTGTTTTATTCCTACTATTAGTATAAAACTCAGTAATGGGCTTCTCCTTACCACAGCAATTACATACCTGTGTTTCTCCATTATACGTTCTATTATAGCTCTTGAGAACAAAATGGGAAGTATCAATATTATATTCTTGAATCTTTTTCTTCAATGTATTTCTACTGCTACTTCTTGGGTCTATACCTAAATATATTAGACATTGCCTGATATTACTGGTATGCCTTACTGCATCTTCTACATTCTCTTTTGTCCAAATACTTTTCATATCTTTATGGTTTATTTCGCCACAAAGATACAAAATATTCTTGAATTGTGCAAATCATATTACTATATAACTGTTTTAGTTATTCATGTAAATGTTTTAAGTAATCCTTATCTAAGTCAGGATGTTTGTGTATTAAGAATCTGCAACTTATACACACTATCAGGTGAGCTACACCTTCTGCTGCTATAATTCCTATTACAATATCCTGCCACTTAGGAAGTGAATCCCAGCTTGTCAAGAAGAGTATAAGAATGAGCATGGTTATCCAAAAGGTACTACAATAGATGCAGAATCCCAATGGATATGCTATAAAATGTAAGAACCTATTGCCACTTTTAACCATAGGTACAAACACTTTACTATACAAAGGATAGAATATCATATCCTCAACCTTCAGGCAATTCCTATAGAATATACCTAATAGTCCACCTATTACTCCCAATAGCATGAACTCAAACATTAATACATAAAACATACTTTTTTTAGTTAATACTAAGATTATTTTGTGGAGCTAGAGGGAGTCGAACCCTCGTCTTAACAGCTCTTAATAAAAGAATTACACATGCTTACTATTTATTAATGTGGTTAGTTATCCACTGGGATTGTCTGGATGACAACAGTTCCACCACCCTATTTAATCTAACAGGGAAATCTTTTTGTTTTGCACCTTTCTGTTTCAAGCAAGTGCTGCTTAGCCTATTTAGGCTGCAACTCTATAAGTGTTGTCAGTTATTGTTTTGATGTCTTTCCATCAGTCTTTGCATGTTCTCTTACCAAGTAACCACCAATCAAAACCACGTAGCCCCATATTATAATGGCAGGAGTTTGCTGATTATTAATCTTGTTAGACTTAATATCTCCTGCCATCATTCACTATTTGGATTCTATAAAGGTAATCTTAGATTCCAGCATACCCCAACTACTATCCTCTACAAAGATTTTAGTCTTAGGAGTATAACCTTCTTCCATTGGCTCTAGCATATAGAATAGATTTGAATCTTTCCATGTAGCTATTGTAACCTTCTGACCTTTTGGTAATTCAATGGTCATATTACCTCCAAGAACTCATGTCTTTTGATTCTCTGTGCAAGATGTTGCAATTATAGCAACCATCATTACTAATAAAATTGATAACTTTTTCATCATTTCATCTTTTTGATTTTCTTACCAGCATTCATTTTCACTCTTCTTGACTGTGATTTACTCTCTTCAATCTGATAGTCATTAATGTTAATCTTTGGCATCTTTGTTATTTTTAGTTTAACCTACACTTTACCACAAGTTAGCTATTCTTCTGAAGTCCTCACCCTCTGGAACTGGACAGTTTTCTATCCACTCCATATCTTTTACTTGCCACAATGACAAGTCAATATCTTTAGGCAAAAGAGCCTTCATGTCAGGAAAGAGGTTTAATCTGAGAGATTTACTTTTCATAAACTCTGAACCATCTCAAAGATACTGATTTAACTTAATTAATTCAGTTATGTCTTCTTTTTTATGAGGAGTAAGTACAATACTATCAATATATGCAAATAATGCAGCTATATAATATTTATTAAATACAGCACTATAAATATATATTTTAGGACAATTACCTTGAATAGGAGTTATTATTCTAATAGAACTTAAAAGCTCTTTTAATTTCAACATAAATAACAAAGGTTCTCCACCAGTAATCATTATTTCCTCATAGTTCCACCTATCTACCACAGGTAGTTTGTCAAAATCCCATGAGTTATTACAGCACATTGGGCACTTGTTAGGACATCTTGTCGTAACAAGCAATCTTAGTTTCTTGTTCATTTCTTTGATTATTTATTAGAATGTTTGTTATTGTATTGCCACTGAGACTCGAACTCAGATTAAATGTTTAGAAGACATTTGTTCTATCCCTTGAACTATGGAGACATCATAAAGAAGACCTATATTCACATACCAGTCTCCTGTAGCAATATTGCTATTGCCCGAACTAAAAATCCTTTACCTAAAAACAATCAAATTACCTTATATGAGTAAATACCTTAGTACTCCCAACAAGACTCGAACTTGTGTCTACTCTTTAGGAGAGAGTTGTTCTATCCACTGAACTATGAGAGTATTTATACTGCCTATCTTCACAGACCAGCAGTATTTGTTATGAATTTAATTCTATTAGTCAAATAGACTCTTTACTCTTTTACCCAAAATCTTGACTGCTTTGATTGCATCTTCTTGATTCCTGAAATACACAACACCTGCATACTGTACAGTATTGTGCTGATATACACCAACACCATTGCAAGTATCAACTACAGGACCACATCCATTATTGAAATTGCCAAGGAAATATCCTGTATTGTTTGTAGTTTTCTTCCAAGAGCCATTGAAGAACTTAGCAATGATTGCCAAGTCCGCAAGTGTATTATACTTCTCTGCTTCATTAGCAGGAACACTGGCACAGAAGCATGTATTGCATACCTTGCTGTTGATGTACTTGAGATTGAACTTCAATTCATCCTCAGTATATGCACTCAGTGCTAATGTACGCAATGTACTGTTACCACTATTATACCACTCCATTGCCTGTTCAAGTGTTACCTTGATGTTTCTTTTCTCTTCCATGTTGCTTGTTCTTTGTTTGTCAATGTCAAAATCACTTCCTGCTAAGCTACCATTAACCAATCCAGCAGGCTGATTGATAACTTGTCCATTTACCTTGGTAATATAGATGTCTTTCAGTGTTATTCCTTGCTGAACTCTGTCAGTATCATAAGTAAATCCCACTACCATCATCTTACCAGTGTATCTTGGGTCTTCTACCATATCATAGAGAGATGCAGTATCATAGTTGCACAAGAACTTGTATCTCTTATAAGAAGCTACCTCATTGAGAGATAGCTTCCTTTCTGTGAAAATTACAATTATTGTTCGCATGATTCTTCTCCTGTTATTTTGTTAAACCATTTATAGAAAGTCAATATTTCCAATTCTTCTTCAGATATTAGCTTGTAGCAAGCATAACATAATACTACACACACAGTAATTGAATGTATAAAATATCCATTGTCATAAATGCTGTCTACTCCTGACATGAAGAGTATAACTGCAAAGGTTGTTATCCATAATAACACTCCTTTAAGTATAATCTTGAGTCTTTTCATTTTATTGTCCAATCTAATCTGTTCATTACTATTTTGAATGTATAAGCTGCCCTGTAAGAGTTAAAATTCCCTCTTATCAAATAGCCATAAGAGTCGTAAATTGAGTATTTTTTCATATCTATCCCCTGTTTAATATATCAAATATGATATAAAGAAAGAGTAGGCTTAATGGTAAGCCTACTAATAAGTATATGAATAAATCCATCACTTCTTTCTTTTATATTTGTAGAACTCTTTTCTTGCTTCTTTACCATTCTTGAAGTTAGTAACAACTATTCTACCAGTAATTGATATAACAGTTATACTATATTCAAAGGCATGTTGCCCACTAAGGATTATTCTCCTCCCATAGACATCTACTATGATTTCTCTTATGAAACAATCACAGTTTTTTCGATGATATGTATATTTCCTTGCCATAACTTTAATTTATCATTTTAAGCATCTCCATCAGGACATTCCCCTAAGTCTTGCGTCAGGAGAATGTCCACTTCAAAAGCATCTATCATAATATTATCTTTCATAATATTATCTTTCTATTATGATTCTCTTCATGATTTTATATGGCAAGTATTCTGCATAATCTACAGATATACCCTTTTTATGGTATCTTAAAATGTACCATTCCGATACGCAGAAAACCATACCATTATCTACTACTACACTGAAGAAGCCATTACTTTTCTTCATAGCTTTCTTTGTTTTTCTAATGCTGCTCATTTGATTGTTTGTTTATAGGTTGATAAAAGTAGAGTATAATAGACTCGAACCATTACTAAAGGTGCTATGACTGCTACTGTATTTCAAGGCAACTTCATTCATCCTCCGTGCTTCCACTACACTAATACTCTCTAATTCCTAAATCATTCTAATATTAGTTGCTGTCTTTGATATGCCTTAATTCTGACCTAAACATATTTAGTTTCTAAACCTTCTTACTCTTATTATAGTTCTAAGTTGAGCCTATTCCTTCATACTCACTAAGCTATTGGTGTATATTCTGGGTGATGAAATCACTCTTTTTCAACCTCACACAGTCCTTATGGGTGTATGTATCTTTACTTCTATGATGCAATTTCAGTAGCACTACCAATATTATTGGTGCTCAATTGAAGACATTTAACAACAATTAATATGTGTTTGTTTGATTGTTTGCTTGTTAGAGTGTGGTTTTGCATATAAACTGTAACAGTAAAAACAGTCATACATTATTGGATGATTGTTCTACTAATTGTTGGTTTCAATGAGAGGTATTTGTGGGGATGGGTCATAATGTCACACATCTGACAATCTGTCAGTCCATACTATTAACTCTCAATAAATCAACAAGTTATATTCAACACAAAACAAGGAAGATAGGACATAAAGTGTATTCCACACTCTATTATCCTATCCTACTTACTCAATGCACTGAACTCCTAAACACTCTACTTACCTCTCTAATCCTCTTGTCAGGAAGAGATGTAAATAGAGCATTCTTCATCTCACTCTATACATTAACAGAGTTAAATCCTATTACATATAATATAATGTGTAACATATCTTAGAGTTATACTAAGAGCATACTAATGCTTACTCATATAACTTTTACACATAAAAACTATTAATGCTCAAGGGATAAAACTGTATTAATGCTTATAGGAAATGAAAAGGCAAACAGGCATTTCTGCCTGTTGCCCTCCTGCTTAGAAGCTTGCCAATACAGGTGCACCTCCCTGACCTTCCTCATGCAGAAGCCAGAAGTTAGAACCATCAGAGCCAGTGACATTGCTGAGCATAGGATGCTGAGGAATGCCTTTGACTGCAACTGCACCTGTCTTTGCACCATAGGTGAAGAAGAGCTTGCCTGTCTTAGGATTCTTCTTCACATCAATGCGTGATACATTCATTTGTGCCTTGAACTGCTCTACTGTCAGAGTGTCATTGAAAATAAGATTCTTTTCCATAATGGTAAAATGTTAAATTGTTAATAATAAAATTGTTTTAGCTACGGGGGTAGGACCCCCTTGGGCTAAGTGATGGGGAGGGTGTGGTTGGTGTAACTACCACTCATAAAAATATCACAGAAAAAAAAAAATTAGAAAAAAAAAATTAGAAAGTGAA